CAAAACCCGTTATGGTCTTGCTGTTAACCCAATGGCAGTTGCGAAAGGTTCTCGTAACAACATCAGCATCTCTGATGCTACTAGTGCAGGTAATGTTGGCTATCACGCTAACCCTTACTTCCGTAAGTTCACCGTTCTAGGATTGTAAACCATCCGAAATTAGAATTTATTCTAAGATTAAAAGGAACCTTCGGGTTCCTTTTTTTTCGCCTATCGTTTTATATATTCTCTATGAGACTTGATAATATTTTTTATTCCAAATTTCTCAAATCTGTTTATACCATTTTTAAGTTCTGACATATAGCACATTATAGTTGTATCTTTTCTTCCGACAATATCAACTATATAATCAAAACTAACAATCTCCTTATTTCCATTATTCCATTCTACTTCATAGAAGTTAACCTGATTGTTTTCTTTATTAAATTTCTTTTTAGATGAAGATATTTTCTTTTTATTATCGGCCGAACGTTTCTTTCCTTTCCAAGATTCTCCTAGTTTCGATGCCTGTTGTTTCAACTCTATAGTTCTTTCTCTACCCCAAATATCCTCAGCAAGCTTGCCCTTCTTTGATATAGACATCTTCTCTTTTGTTACTTCGGAGTGTTTACGTCCCAATATTCCCATATATCCGACACACACACCGTCACCACGACAGCGGTGTATAGATTGGTGGTCGTCAGGATGCAAAGCGATAAGATTGGAAGGATGGTGAGAACCACCACAAGATATTGGTTTAATATGATGAACGTGATAACCTTCAGGAATAGACCATTCTGGATAGAATTGTCTCCAATAAATCTCAAGATTTTTACGATAGTTTGTTTTGGTATAAATAGATGTAAGCATTGTCATACTCCAATATGTTAATGTTAGGATTGAGAAGGTGTTTCAGCACCTTTTTGATCTGTAATGAATGAAACTAGACAAAATAATTTTCTGTTGTCCTTTGGAAAACTACCAAACGTAACATATTATACACACACAACAACTATACCAACAATGACGGTTGGTGAGGCCAATGTACCTAGTCCTGTATTAGACTATCCTATTCCAGGAGAAAAGATTACTTTCGAACCATTCTCATATGAATTCAACGTTGACGAAAACTATGTTAACTACCTTGAAATATATGACTGGATGATGGAGATGGCCAATCCTGACTATAGGGATGATATTCCTGATGATAAGGATATGATGTCAGACGCAACATTAACAATTCTAAACAACCAGAACAATCCTATTATCAATGTACATTTCAAAGATGTGTGGCCTACTTCTCTTGGTGATGTTCAATTAACCACACAAGCTTCTGAAATAATCACTTGTACGGTTACACTCACATATTCAAATTTTGTACTCGAAAATTTACGGTGATAAATAGTATTACTGAATTTATTATATTATGTTTTTATTATGTCAAACTATCCATCTACTCAAAAAATCGTTGAGGCTCTTGATAAGAAGTTAATCACCGACCTTGGTGATAGAAACGATTACGAATCTGTATCAAGAAATGTGCCTAGTGTACATGCCGAATTTATACGTCTATCCTATGACGAAGCATTAAGACAACAAGAACTAAAAGCTGAGTGGGACAAACTGTACCGCGACAAATACGAATATTACCGTTATAACTACAAGTATGTCTTTAATAATAAGGCAGAATGTGATGTGTTTATCAATGGTGATGAGGATATCATTGCGTTTAAAAAGAAACTAAACAAAAGTAAAATAATAATGGACCATCTTGAACAGTTAACCAAGATGTTAGAAAAGATTTCATTCAATATTCGTAACGCATTAGAAGCTAAAAAGATGGAAGGCGGAAGTTACCTGTGATAGATGTAGAAGTAAATTATATCAATGATGTGAATGTTGAGGTTCTATGTGACCTTGGTATTGGTATGGAGATACAAGAATACTTCACATTCAAAGCACCAGGATATAGATTTCATCCAAAATTCAAAGCAGGTATGTGGAATGGAGACATTAAATTGTTCAGTCCATACCGTAGAGTATTACCAGCTGGTTTATTAAGTAAACTCAAAAACTTCTGTAAACAGTGGGATTACTCCATCACCATAGATAGTAGAGTCGATACAAAGAATGAAATTTCTCCAAAGGCAATTGGCGAATATGTAGATAGTCTTGATTTGGCCGCGCACGGAGAAAGAATAAAACCAAGAGACTATCAATATTACTCAATCTGGCACAGCATTACAAACAAACGCGCCACTGTAATTGTTCCAACTTCTGGTGGTAAGAGTTTACAAATCTATAGTACAATCAGATGGTATCTTGACCATGAACCAAGGAAAGTTCTCCTAGTAGTTCCTAGTGTTGGTCTTGTTTCCCAGATGCACAACGATTTTATTGACTATTCCTCTATAAATGGATGGAGTACGGAAGATAATGTACATTGCATTACTGCCGGTATTACCAAAATGACAGATAAAAATATTGTTATCTCTACATGGCAGTCTATATGGAAAATGCCTAAGACTTGGTTCGCGCAATTTGGAATGGCATACTTCGATGAGGCACACCTTGTTAAAGGAAATTCTTTACAGACTATTGGCGCCGGTCTTGTTGACTGTCCTTATAGAATAGGCACAACAGGTACCACAGGTTCTAAGATTGTTAATGAGATGGTGATTCAAGGCACACTTGGACCAATCAAGAAGATTATCACTACCGAAGAACTTATGAATCGTGGACAGGTTGCGAAGATGACCATCAAGTGTGTCTCAATGATATATCCAGAGATTGATGCTAAAGAGTGTAAGAGCAAGACCTATCATGAAGAGATTGACTTCATCATTGCTCATGACAAACGAAACCGTATAATGATGAAGTCTCTTGGTTCTATGAAAGGAAACAAGTTGATACTGTTCAATAAGAGGTCACACGGCAAGGTTCTTGTTAAATTAGCACAGAAACTATATCCCGACAAGAAGATTTTCTATGTGGATGGTAATACACCTAAGGCTGTCAGAGAAGAAATGCGTCACCAGATTGATGAACTATATGATTCGATATGTATATTCTCATACGGTACCAGTTCAACAGGGGTATCGATAAGAAATCTCAACCACGTTATATTTGGTTCTCCAAGTAAGTCAGAGATACGAGTATTACAGAGTTTAGGTAGAGGCCTTAGAAAGTCTGACCGAAAAGATTCCGTTATACTTTGGGATTTTATTGATGATTTATCTATTAAGAAGTATAAGAACTTTGTGTTGAAACATAGTATAGAGCGGTGGAACATGTACCAAAAAGAAGCGTTTGATACAGAGCTTATCAAGATTAATCTATAAGACCTACCAATCCAATCCCGCTCAACATAGGAATCAAATCTATTGTAACCAATATGTTAGGAGAGAGCGCAGCGAACGAGTCTTGCGAAGCAAGTCTTAATTGTATCTCTAATTGTACAATAGTGTATTTCGCTTCGCTCAAGTCCTCACTTCGTTCGTCCGGTCTTTGTTGTTTTTTAGCGGTTCTCTAATGATTCTTTAGTTATACCTATGGTGAACACACATAACTATCCCTATATTCCATTACGTTTTTGGAATTGCCTACCTGGGAATTAGTAAACCTCTATTAGAGATTGTGGCCGAATCATACAATAATTAATGTTAGCTAAACGCTTGATGTTCCTTTTAACACTGAGTATGATTAAGAGAGTTGCTTCATGCTTCTCCTTCACGACAACTGAGTTGCCGTCATAACTTATAGTAGATTGTGTACCATTGTTATGACACTTGCTCGAATCCAAGAGGGATAAGAGTTTGTGAATCTAGTTGAGGGACCTTGTGGGTTTCGAACTGATTACCTCATATACTGTAGATGACCCCAAGAGGTGGTGAGTTAGATATTACCTACAGACAAAACTTGTTTAGGGATAATACTACACCAGACAGCTACCTGTCAAGACATTTTTTCGATGATAAATAGATACAGTCAAATCTTACCTCTGTGTAAGTGCTGATTAGAGTGGAGGAAAGACAGCTATCTTTCCTTTGCTTGACTCTATTTATACAAACGGTGACCTAAAAATTCAACAATCACATTAGGTCGCTTATGTTCTTGCCATAAGTGATTGATATGTATATAATGGTAATATTAATTGATAACGGGTGAATATATGGCCGGAAAAAAGAAAAGCAATCACTATGTTGATAACAAAGTGTTCTATACAGAAGTTAAAGAATACGTTCAACAGTGTGAAGAACTAGAAAAGAAAGGGGCAGATATAAGAGACCCCCAACAAAGACCACGAATCTCAGATTCCATCGGTCTGAAAATAATTAAAGTGTGTGAAGGTGTGATGCGCCGACCAAATTTCATTGGATATACCTTTAGAGCTGAATTCGAAGGTGATGCTATTGAGAATTGTATCAAGTACGCGCATCGTTTCGACTACATCAAATATAATTCCCCATTTGCATATTTCTCATTCATTGCCTGGCAGGCCGCCGTTCGTAGGATCCAAAAGGAAGACAAACAGTGGAAAACGAAGATGCGTTATATTATGAATGCTGGTATTGATGATGTTATGTCGGAACTACAAGAACATGATACAGGCAAAAACTTTGATAACGACTATATTGATTTCATGCAGAAAATCTATGATACAAAAGATATAGACCTGACTGTAGAAAAGAAGAAAAAGAAAACCAAGAAAGACTCCACAGAGAGTTTAGAGGGTTTGTTTGGTGACTAATACTAATCCTATAGGAAATACGTTTCTATTAACCGATACCGCTGATACTTTATTAGGCCTTGAGTATGATATGAGAACATTGGATATGGATAATGAACAGTGTTTGAAACATATCGAAGACTTATTGACAGATTGTATATATAACATTACTCAATATGTAAGAGAGTCACAACATATTTACTCGGTAGATTAATATGGCGAAAATAGTATTACTTGGGGATACTCATTGGGGTGTCCGCGGGGACTCCAATATATTCCGAGACTTTCAATTAAAATTCTTTCAAGAGATATTCTTTAATTATCTTGTAGAGAATGAGATTGATATTGTATGGCAATTCGGTGACCTATTCGATAAGAGAAAACAGGTCAACATCATGACCTTGTCTACAGTACAGAGAGACTTCTTTAATTTCTTTGAGACACATAATGTTAAATTAAACGTGTTGATGGGCAACCATGACCAATTCTATCGCAACACCCGCGAATTAAACTCCCTTAGAGAAGTGATTGGCAACCAATACAATAACATTTCTTTTTATGATAACAATACAAATGTTACCATTGACGGATTAAGTGTTGATATTATACCTTGGTTGAATGAGGATGACACAGAAGGATTTCTAAGATTCATTTCTGAATCACATGCTGATGTTTGTTTCGGACACTTTGAGATGTCTGGTTTCGAGATGATGAAAGGTCATATGATTGACCACGGTATGAATAAAGATGTACTTGGTGATTATGAAAAGGTGTTCTCTGGCCACTATCACACAAAATCAGAAAGAGGCAATATCAAATATCTTGGTACTCCTTATGAACTTACTTGGTCTGATTATGACGACACAAAAGGATTCTATGTATTCGATACCAATGATTTGAGTATAGAATTTATTGAGAATCCATATACACTACACACAAAGGTGATTTATGATAACAATGTGGAACTGGACAGTTTTGAAGTGGAATATTTTAACAACAAGTTCGTTAAAATTCTCGTCACTGAAAAAGAAGATGGTAAGAAATTTGACAAGTTTTTGGACATGGTCTATCAGTGTGCTCCGTATGATATTTCCATAACAGAACATATCGATTATACAAATGATATATCCGATGATGAACTTGATGTAGAGGATAGCATGAGTGTCTTGTTACGTAGTGCTGATAGTGTTAATGATGATAGTATTGATAATAATGTATTATCTAAACTAATCCGTGAATTATATACGGAAGCCATTTCTCTTGACACATAAGATGGGTTCGTTTATAATGGTCACACGAAAAGGAGAATAATATGTTGCCTGTATTTGAAAAAGGTTCATTATATCAGAGTTTAACGCACGGTATGGTAGAGTATTTGGGAACAGATACATATTATGGCCAGAATACATTGAAGTTTAAATCGATTCAATATAATACAACAGAGTATTGGTTGCCTGAAAGTCTATCATTCCATTTTGGTGACACTGATTCTCCTCAATTACTTAATGAGTAGATTATGATTAATACAGAAATAGTTAAACTTCTTGAGGAAGTAAAGGAAGAGATGTTAAGAGAGATATATACTTCTTGTGATGAATGGTATGAACGTTATAATATTGGAATAAAGAAGTCTGTATCCATTATAGATAAAAAGATTGCCTATTACTCAATGACACCTAACGATTTAAAGAAAGAACTTGGACTATACCATAACTAATGATCCACTTTAAGATCTTAAAATATAAAAATTTTATGTCGGTTGGTAATACTCCAATCGAATTATACCTTGACAGATTCGATAAGACACTACTAACAGGTAAGAACGGCCATGGTAAGTCACAAAACTACATCGCTCTTTACTATGCTCTATATGGTAAGGTGTTCTCTAAAGGATTAGTTCTTGCTCAAATGATTAACTCCCTCAATCAGAAGAAATTGGTTGTTGAGGTTGAGTTCTCAATCGGCAAAAATGAATACAAAGTTGTTCGAGGCCTGAAACCAAACATATTTCAGATATGGATTAATGGCACAAAAAAAGAACAAGATGCCAACATCAAGGACTATCAAAAGTTCCTAGAAACAAACATTTTGAAGATGACTTCAAAGACTTTCAAACAAATTGTTATTCTTGGTTCTACTGCATACGTTCCCTTTATGCGTCTGTCTGCAAAGGACCGTAGAGATGTAATCGAGGACCTACTTGATATTCAATACTTCACCATTATGTCAGAACTGGCAAAGAAACGTGTTGTATCAATGCGTGAAGATATTGGTGACCTTACATCAAAGATTAATCAACTTGATACAAGGGTTGAGGTTACTGCTTCTAAGATTGAAGAATTAAATGACCATAACGATAATGTTATTGGTAAGAACGAAGAAGAAATCTCCAAACATTCTGTAGACCTATTGGGTCTTGAAACACAAAAGTCTGACCTCTATGCGAAAACAAAAGAGATTGACTTTGAGGGTTCTAAGGCCAACCTAGGTAAACTTGTTAAACAAGGAAATGAATTGTCTTCTCTTAAAAGACAAATTCAAACCAATAGAAACAAATCACAAAAAGAGATTGATTTCTTTGATGATATAACAGATTGTCCTACCTGTCTACAAAATGTAGAAGACGACCATAAACACCGTATCATATCCCACAACGAGGATAAGATAATCAAGTTTGATAATGGTATCGTTAAGGCTGAGGAGAAACTTGGTGAGTTTAACAACGATATAGAAGTTGCACAGTCTATCATTGATTCATTTTCTGATTATGTTTCCCAGATGAAAACTATCGACCATCGTGTAGAACTTTTAGAAGGTGTTATTGCCAGCATCAAGAAACAGAATATTGAATTATCAGAAACAGTTGATACTTCTGAATCAGAAAAACAATTAGCGATAGACAAGAAGGAACTTGATGGTATTCGAAAGACAAAGAATGAACTGACTGATGAATTGAGATATTATACTACAGTTATTGAACTGTTGAAAGATGGTGGTATAAAAACCAAAATCATTAAGAGTTATATTCCTGTCATTAACAAGTATATACAGAAGTACCTAGATATACTTGATTTCAATATTGAGTTTATTTTCGATGAACAATTTAATGAAACCATAAAGAGTCGTGGTAGAGATATGTTCTCGTATGGTAATTTCAGTGAAGGACAAAAACTGAGAATCGATTTGGCAATATTGTTCACCTTTAGAGAGGTGTCGAGACTCAAGAATAGTTCATCAACCAATCTATTGATCTTTGATGAGATTGGAGATAGTTCTCTCGACCAAGAAGGATTTGATGCTCTGATGCGTATCTTGAACAGCAGTGCCGAAGACTCTAACATCTTTGTTATCTCTCATAATGATAACATGGGTGAGATGTTTAAGAATACCGTACGTTTTGAGTTAAAAAATAACTTCACAGAAATGACGTTTGTAGGGGAGTATAAGTGATAAAGTTATATAATGGCGATTGTCTTGACATTATGAAGAACATACCAGACAATTCTATTGATATGGTCCTTACCGACCCTCCGTACGGAACTACCGCGTGTAAATGGGATTCTATAATACCATTGGAACCGATGTGGGAACAACTTAAACGTATTATTAAAGACAGTGGTGTTATTGTTATGACCGCTTCTCAACCATTTACAACAACACTAATTTCTTCCAATATGGATATGTTTAAATATTGTTGGGTTTGGGAAAAGAATTTCTCTACAAACTTTTTACATGCTAAACGTCAGCCTCTAAGAAAAACAGAAGATGTGGTCGTGTGGCATCCTGGAACTAGTTTCTATTATCCTATAAAGACAGAAGGACATAAACCGACCCAGAGTGCTAAAGGTAGTTCTAACGGTGTACTATGGCATGGAACAAATAAGAGAGACTATAAAGGCGGAGACACAACGAGAATGCCTACAAACATCATAAAGATTGCCGCGGAAGACCCAAAGAACAGAGTGCACCCAACACAAAAACCTGTCGCGTTGATGGAATATTTGATCAAGACATATACTCTTGAGGGAGAAACTGTACTTGATTTCACTATGGGATCTGGTACAACAGGAGTCGCATCCAAGAATCTTGATAGAGATTTTATTGGTATAGAACTCGACCAAGACTATTTCAATATCTCCCAAGACCGTATAGAATCAACTAATCCCCTGGCCGAACTATTCGCGTAACATATTGATTTCTAAGTCATAAACTGGACTTATGCGCCCATAGAAACATTCAGTGCTAAATCAGAAAATAATGGTTGTCATTAGGTGCAATGCCTGTATAATGATCCATATTGATTGAGAGGAGTTCTAAAATGAGTAAATATGTCGTAATTCACAGTGCCTTTGGTGACTTGTGTGAACCTGTCGCGTTTGTAACGGCGACCCACTGTGAACAAGTCTATGAGAAGACCAATACCATTTCTCGCCCTTGGTGGGAGAATGAGGGTGTTGTGAAGGGTGCCAAAGAGGGTTATCGTTCAACTTCTGTCGATGACATCATAGTACAGTTCACCGATAAGGGCGAACTTGTGAGTGTTAATGTCGTAGACCATACTGGTTACAAAGAGATGCCTGCTGAGATTGAGGTAATGATTTATGTTGCCGATGGCCACATTCGTTCATTTGTGACTCTTACACGCGAGGCCGTTGAACGTGTCGCAAAAGAATGGTTCAATAACTGCAATCACATCGACTTGTCATAAGTCTGGCTTATATGCTAATAAGCACAATCATTTCAAATACTTACGAAATAGTGCTTTTAGTGGTTGACGGTGGTACCAATACCTGTATAATGATCCATATTGATTGAGATTGAGAGAGAAAAAGATGTCAAAAATGAATTTAGATTTGCTCGCGACTATCCTTGCTGAGGAGAACATTACTGTTACTCGCAAGAATTGTAAGACAGCAAGTTTCGACCTTTTAAATCGTGTTCTTACTATCCCTAACACTAAAGACTTTTTTGAAGACTATGCACAGATTGCTATGATTCTTCACGAAGTTGGTCATGCCCTTTATACGGATCTAGATCGTTACATGGAGATTGGTTCTTCAATTCAGAAACGATTCCCACATGCTCGTATGTTGTGTAACATTCTTGAAGATGTTCGAATTGAGAAAAAGATTCGTGCGAAGTTTAAGGGTGCTGCGTCTTTCTTATACAAGACTAACAAAGAACTTTTCGACAATGACTGGTTCGGTACTCCTGAGATGGTTGCTGATTACGGTCTCCTTGATCTGATCAATGTTCACTACAAAGTTGGTCCTATGTCAACTATCAAACTTCCTGAGTCAGGTAATGAACTCATCAAGTTAGTTGAAAACATGGACACTATGGATGATCTTGAAGACACTTGTGAAGCGTTTGTTGAACAATACGAAAAAGAGAAAGAACAAGAACAACCTCAAGAGCCAATGCGCGCTGAGGATGAAGAGAACGAAGACGACCAGTTAGAAGATGATTCTCAAGATGATGATGATTCTGATACAGATGAACCAGAAGAAAATCAATCAATGCCTGATTTTCCTACTGATGATGAAGAAGATGATTCGGATGATTCTGGTGATTCTGTCGATGATGATGATTCTGATGAGTGTGAAGACGGTGAATCAGATTCGGATGATTCTGGTGATTCTGTCGATGATGAATCTCCTGATGAGGACGATGATTCGGCAAAGGTTGATGATTCTGATGCCGAAGACGAAACTACCGATGAAGAGTCTGAACTTGATAAGACCGAAGGTGATAGTGATGATGAGTCTGAGGAAGACGAACTTGAAGACGAACACAAGGCTGATGAGTTAAATGATGGCCGTGAAGGTTCGGTTGATATCGGTACTGGCGAGTCTCAAGAATCATACGATGAGAATTTTGATGAGGCGATTGACTTTGAAGAAAATTCAAATGAACCGAAACGATTCACTGTTCATACTCGAATTCCTTCTTATAAAGAATTTGTTGCCTCTGGTAACATTGTAGAATATAAAGATGTTATCAATGCAAACTGGTGTCCTTCTAAAGGTCACCCAGCTCCTACCAAAGAACAAATCGATTCAAATTATAAAATTAGTGATTACACTATTACTTATATTAAAGATGAATACAATCGTCTTTCTGAGGCTTTTGTTCCTTTTAAATCTTCACTTAAAAGTACTGTCGCTCAAATGGTTAATGAATTTGAACGTTCAAAGACTGCCGATGTTCGTAGTCGTACTAAAGTTCACAAGACTGGTAAGCTTGATGTTACTCGCCTTCACAACCACAAAGTTTCTGATAACATTTTCCTGAAACGTGAGACTGTGAAAGAAGGCAAGAATCACGGTATCGTTATGATGATTGATGCTTCTATTTCAATGCGTGACAAAATTCAAGAGATGATGAAACAGGTAATCACTACCGCGTTATTTGCTAGAAAGGTTAATATTCCTTTTGAGGCATATACTTTCACTACTCCTGAATTGCCTGTTGAACCTATCGATGAAGGTTATGAAGAGATTAGTAAAAAAGGTCTCTATCATATGTCTGGTAATTATGTTCGTGGTAGAGTAGCCCAAGTTCTTTCTTCCGAGATGAACAATAAAGATTGGAATGATGCACTGTTTCAACTCTATATGTTTGGTTTCGAAACAAAAGTACTTACTAAAGATGAATTTGCTAACAGTGATTTCTATGAACTTGGTGGTACTCCTCTTTATCAAGCATCGATGATGTCTATTTCTATCGTTGAACGTTTTATCGAGAGATACAATGTACAGATTCCATCACTTCTGTTAATGACTGACGGTGCTGGTACTAGTCCTAAGATTGGTTACGATTGGAATATTACCGAACATGTTAACTCTTATGATATCATTTCTAGTGTTGTGGACATTGATACTAATAAGACCTACAAGATTTCAGATATTAACAAAGAGATTGTGAAAAGCGACCGATGGGGACACACCCAACGTTATGTTGATACCTTTAGTCGTTATCATGTTGCCCTTGAAATTCTTAAGCAACGTGTTCCTGAAATCAACCTGATTGGTTATTTCATTGTTGCTACTAAGAGAGATACACAAGACTTCAAAAAGTGTTTCAATACTACTACCGAGAAAGTTACAATGGGCAACATCAAGAAAAGCGGTGTTCTCGCTGGTAACGCGATTGGTTATGATGAGATGTTCATCATTTACGGCGTTAGTCTTGAAGATGAGTCTGCTGATATTGAAGACCAACTTGAAGGTGTTAAAAAGGGTTCTTACAAATACAAGCAACTCCTTATGCAACAACTCCAGACTGGAAACTCTTCAAAGAATCTGGTCAAGAAAGTTGTTGAGGTCATTTCAACCGCAGCTTAGAGGGTCATTAGTTCTGCTTATGACCCAATAAGCACAATCATTTCAAATACTTACAAAATAGTTGCGAAAATGGTTGACCGAGGCACCCAGACCTGTATAATGGTACCATAAATTGAGATTGAGAGAGAAAAGAAATTATGTCTAAACAAAGAGTTACAGAGCAAGAGTTTGTTGATTTGATCGTCAGCGCTACTGGTCGTACCGATTTTGGTCGTGGTGAGGTTCAACAGTTCGCTCGCGACAATAACGTTTCACTGCCTTGTATCATTGACCGCGCTGACGGTCCTTACGCTCAGGGCGAGAAGGGACGCCGAAATTTCGGCGATGTAGATAATGTTGTCTCTATGCCTGCCGCATCGACTCCTGCGACTCCTGCGACTGTCCCTGCTGCAAATGAGGCGCCTGTACCAGTTGCAGCTGCGAAACCCGCACTTTCCCTGCGTCAAGCAGAGAATTCTAATAAGATTGTAGTTCCCCACAAAGATCCTCTGTATGTTCCTTTTGGTGAGTATTCAGATATCATCAAAGTGATGCGCTCAAAACAGTTCTTCCCTATTTTTGTTACTGGTCTATCTGGTAATGGTAAAACTATGGGTATCACCCAAGCGGCCGCAAAACTTAATCGTCCTCTTGTCCGTGTTAACTTTACTGTTGAGACTGATGAAGACGACCTGATTGGTGGTTTCCGTTTGATTGACGGCGACACTGTGTTTGTCTATGGTCCTGTGATTGAGGCGATGAAACAAGGCGCTATCTGTGTTCTTGATGAGGTCGACCTTGGCGGTGACGCTGTGATGTGTATGCAATCAATCATGGAAGGTTCTGGTTACTACATCAAAAAGACCGGCGAGTATATCGAACCTAAAGAAGGTTTCAATATCATCGCTACCGCGAACACCAAGGGTCAAGGCGACTCGACAGGTAAGTTTGTCAATGCTCGTGTTATGAATGAGGCATTCCTTGAACGTTTCCCACTGTGGATTGAACAAGAATATCCTTCAAAGTCTGTAGAAAAGAAGATTCTTGGTAACGTGCTCAAGTCTAAAATGACTCCAACTACCGAGTCAACTGATTTTATCGACTCGCTTGTTACTTGGGCAGATAGTATTCGTACTGCTTTCTTCGCTGAAGGTTCTGATATGGACGATGTTATCACTACTCGCCGTCTTGTAATGATTATCACTGCTTACACCATCTTTAATGATAAACTCAAGTCAGTTCAGAAAGCTGTGAATCGTTTCGATAGTGATGTTGCCGAGACAATGATGAATTGGTACAAAATTGCTTCTGATGATGTTGAGAGTGCTACTGTTCCAGATGAAGATGCTGGTGACAATGGCGAACCATGGAAATCTCCTAACTTCTAAATAACATAGACACGGTCCTTACCCTCTCTCTCTCAATTAGGGCCGTGTCGATAATTTAAACAAATGAGAGAACAACAAAGGAAATATAGATAGTATGAAAATTGAAGTGAATGAAAATGGTTATTGGTTGGGATTTTGGTTTATTATGTTGACCGCGTTTCTCGGTACAATCGGATATGGAACATCATATTGGAAAGATTACAATACAAAGATGGTCACGATGATTGTTGAGAATGGAGTTGACCCAATCGCTGCTAATTGTGCAATGCAAGATGATTATGGAGATAATCCTTCTTGTATCATTATCGCCAACAAAGCTAAATAAAAACACTGTCAACCTTGTGACATCTCTCTCAATTTAAAGCAAGGTTGACCAACGGGGTCCTTCGGGACCTCGCAGTTTCTAAAGAGAAGACTTCGGTCTTCTCTTTTTTTATATGATACCGTATAAAATGTATTGACACCGACATCAATATAGGTTATACTGGTTAAACAATTTTACATAATGAAGGATAAAATATGAACCTAAGTAAAGATACAGTAGCGATTTTAAAGAACTTCGCAGCAATCAACGGGAACTTTTTCTCTCCTGGTGACACCAAAGAGATTAAGACCTGGACAATCAAGAAGAACATTTTCGCTAAGGCCAATCTTGACGAAGCAATTCCATCCGAGTTACCCATCTATGACCTCAATGAGTTACTATCTGTTGTGGACTTCTACAAAGACGGGGCAAACACTCTAATCGACCTCAAAGATACCTATGCGGTAATCTCTGACGGCGGCACCAGCAAAATCAAATACGCATATACCGAGAAAGAATTACTTTCGTATCCTGACAAAGACCTTGTTATCGATGATTACAATGTATCATTCGACCTGACCAAAGATGACATCTCTGGTATCATGAAGGCTGCATCTGTACTTGGCGCACCTGATATTCAAATCAAAAACAATGATGGTTCAATCGATGTTATTGTTTACGACAAGAAAGTTCCGAACGGTTCAACTTATGAAATGAATCTTGGTGATGTTGATGCTGGCTTTCAGTTTGAGTTGCAGTTGAAGATTGAGAACTTGAAGATTATGACTGACAAGGATTATACTCTTTCTATTGCCGACGGCAAACCTCTTATCTTCCTTAAATCTAAGGACGATGTTATCGAATATTTCATTGCTATTGAAAGGGATTCTGTACTCGGTTCTGGAGAGTAATACGTGAAAGAAATCAATGAAAAGCATAAAATATGGATTGAGAAATATCGTCCAAATTCCATTGATGATGTTATACTTCCTGAATCTCAAAAGACGATGTTCAGGAAGTTCGTTGAAGACGGAGACTTCCCTAATCTATTATTGTCTGGCGGTCCTGGTACCGGTAAGACAACCATGGCCAAGGCGATGTGTAATGAGTTAGGATGGGACTACATCATTCTCAACGGTTCTGAGTCGAGCGAATCGGGTATCGATGCCATACGAAACATGGTGGTGCCATTCGCTACATCTATGTCGCTTGATAATCCAAACTCAATGAAGGTCATCATCATCGATGAGGCCGACTATCTGAATCCACAGTTTGTACAACCTGCGCTTAGAAACATCTTTGATAATCTTATGGGTTCAGCCAGATTCATTCTGACTTGTAACTACCCACACAAGATTATTGCACCTCTTCGCGAATCTCGTTTAACCAATATCGAGTTTAAAGTTGGTGCAAAAGATGCTCCATTAATGATGGCGCAGTTGATGAAACGTGTTCAATTCATTTTGAAGAATGAGAATGTTGAATTTGATAACGGTGTTATTGCTGAGTTTATCAAACGAAACTTTCCAGACAACAGAAAGATTATCAACGACCTTCAACGATTCTCCACTACTGGTGAAATTGGTAGTTCAATCTTTAATGAAACCTCGGAGACATATGACGACCTTATTAGTTACTTGAAAGGTAATCAGTTTGGAGATATGCGAAAGTGGGTGTCTGAGAATTCACCTGATTTGACCGAACTGAATCGTTACATCTATATGAAAGGTGTCTCTATTATGGAACCGTCTTCGGTACCACAGTCGATTCTTATCATGAATGAATACTCATACAAGTCTGCCTTTGTTGCTGACCAAGAAATCAATACTGTTGCAATGTTGACAGAGATAATGTCTAACGTGGTGTGGAAATAATATGAACGAATATAAACTTATAACCGATGATTTATTATTGGTAAATAAAATACTTTCAGAATCGGAAGGATTGAATGTATATTTTATGAATGGTCCTGTTTGTCTGTCTGTTGATAATAAACCGATAGCGGCACAGACAATATTAATTCCTATATTAGAAGAACAGAATAATAATGAATTTATAACTGAACAAATAATTGATGTTATTCACAAAGTTCTTGATGGTGATGATGTTAATTCTATCTATCTGTATTCTTATCAAACGATGTGTCATTTCAATACCGGTGATGCCGAGGTAAATTGCGGACTAAAGTTGAGATTTGGTATTGATGATTGAATTCGACCTGTTTGGTGATGAGATTGTAGAGGAAGAAACATTCGATGAAGAAGAATGGGCCGAAAACTACAAGAAACTACAAAAGAACAAATACTCACCATTTGATTTTGGTAATGACCTGTCATTCACCAAGAGAAACATCTTAGAGAGTGAGGGTTATTCGGAAGAGTGTGTAAAGAATCTAAAGAATAATCTCTTTATGATTAACCGTATATTCTCCCAATACCCAGACACAATTCTATGGGCAAATGAGATGAATCAGGCTGGCGCCATTGACCCTATCGCTTTATACAACTTCTACTTCTATGGTATCAAAAGGAAGAAGAGGTTCGCTAAGTGGGGCAAACCTAAGAAACAGGAGAACATTGATGTTGTGATGGAGTTTCTTGGTTACTCAAGGCGCGCTGCTAGTATGGTAGTTGACTTGTACACAAAGGAAGACATTAAAGATATGAAAAAACGACTGGACAAAGGTGGTAAAAAGTAACATTTAATAAATAAGTTCCATATTATAATAACAAAAATGATGGAACTTAATATGAATGGTAATATTCTTGAACAAGATGAATTTGTAGACTGGAACATTGATATGATGTTAGAGGTCTCCCTTCAAAAGGAAGACGACTTCTTAAAGATTATGGAAACACTAACCAGAATCGGCATACCAAACAACAGAACAAAGTCTCTATACCAATCCTGTCATATATTACATAAACGTGGTCGTTATTTTATTGTCCACTTCAAAGAGTTATATGCCCTTGATTATCCTCAAGGCGAACATACCATCTCTGTTGAAGACATTGGACGAAGAACTACCATAGCACGTATGTTAAATGAATGGGGACTATTAAAGATTGAAAATAGTCTCGACAACCACGACAGAACCAGATATAATGTCAAAGTAGTAAAATATTCTGACAAGAAGAACTGGGACCTAAAGCCGAAATATACGATAGGTTCTTAATTATGAAATAACTTGAGGCAAAACTATATAATGAATAACACTGAATACTTGGAACAATCTGCTCGTACCGCGGCATCGTCACTACACCGCATCTTTGATGACCAGACTATTATTGGTACTCTTGAGAATGCTGTGAAGTATGGCCAAGAGGTTGACAAAATCAAGAAAGGTCTGTATTACGGAAAACATTGTAACATCTCCACCGGAGATGATGGTACTGTACTTAATAATTCTATCGTTGATAACGTAGACATTGATATTCTACACGGCGTTCTTGGTGTCTTCACCGAGTCGGTAGAAATGATCGAAGCAGTACTCAAGACAATGGAACATCCACCAACACACGAAATGTATCAGAAGATGGACGATGTGAACATGGTCGAAGAGATTGGTGATATGGAATGGTATCTCGCAATGTTGTATCGTTCACTTGAAACATATCCAGAAGTCGCAAAACAAATCAACATCGACAAACTCCGCGCAAGATACCCCGGCAAGTTCACTACAGAAGACGCTATTAACCGAGACACCGATACCGAACGTACCATCTTAGAGAACGGATAATGAGTTGGACATACATAGCAAGTCCTTACAGTCATGATGATGACGATATTGTTCTGTCAAGATTTAAAGCGGTAGAGAAGTTCACAGCAAAATGTTTGAGAAATAGACAATTTGTATATTCTCCGATTGTACATTGTCATGAAATTGCCGCTGACGAAGAGTTGCCAAAAGATTTTGAATTTTGGGGTGGATATAATCGCGCAATGTTAGCGACCGCTTCTAAGATGATTGTGTTGTGTCTTGATGGTTGGAAAGAAAGTGTTGGTGTGCAAGGCGAAATTGAATTTGCTGAACTATGTGGTATTGAAATAGAATATGTATGAACAATCAAAACTTGAATCAACTATAGAGACTTCTCTAAACATTGGTTCAGGTTTTATACTTGCTTATTCAACATGGTTATTCGTAATCATTCCATTGATAGAAAAAGGTTATCTTTCTATAGATGACTCCCTTATCATCACAAGTATCTTTACCGTTATAACATTTGTTCGTAGTTATTTCTGGAGAAGAATGTTCACAACCAAAAAGATTCATCTTATCGCTGAGTGGTTACAGGCCGAGTGGTACTATTTTAAAAAAGGAGGTTTTAAATGAACGAATTACCAATTTTAGATTTGATAGGTTGGGTTGGATTTGCTGGCCTTGGATTGTTTTACTGGTTAGTAGGTTCTGGCAAAGTATTACAAGCATACATCTACGGAACAATCGGTGCCTTGGCATGGTTAGTTGTAGGCATTGCAACCCAATTTGGATATGCGTCAGAACTTCCATCTTTGATTACAATGGAGATTATGGTAGTGCTTATGAATATACGCGGTATTATTAATTGGAGAAAAAGTTCAAAATGAAAGTAGTTGGAATATCTGGCAAAGCCAGAAGCGGAAAAGATACTGTCGCTGATTTGTTAATGGCAAAATATGCCGAACAGAGCGGCATCACTCACAAGTATTCATTTGCAGACCCAATAAAAAAGGCTTGTTCAGAATTGTTTGGTATCAATATTCAAATGTTCTATAGTGGTAATAGAGAACTAATTTTACCAGAACACGGACTATCTATTCGTCAAATCATGCAACGATTCGGCACAGAATGTATGCGTGGTCATTTTGGTGAAGATTTTTGGATTAAGAAAGCGGAGTGTGAGTTCGAACGCATTAAAGAAATTTCTGAGAATGAACAATACGCACCGGTGAGTCTGATTGTTATACCAGATGTTCGATACTGTAACGAGGCAGACTTGATACGTAAATACGGCACCATTATACACGTTGATAGAGATGATGTACCAGACGAAGTAGGAGACACAGGACATACCTCTGAGGTTGGTATTGCAAGACACATGGACGATATTATGATTGATAACAACGGAACTCTTGAGGATCTGATTGAGAAAGTGTATGATCTGGATCTATGAATTTAGAAACGTACAAAATACATTGGTGCAGATTTTCAGATTATCACAAATTTTGTGACCAACTTGCTTTTTATGGTGGTTGTTACGGATTAGTATTTAATGAAAATATGCCCGAATCATATCAATATCCTTATGAATTTGAGGAGTGTGTATATATAGGTGAATCAGCTGGACATTATATTGATAAACAACATGGTCATAATCAAAGACCTAGAAGCCATATACATAAAAGGATGACCCAGCACCATAAACCACTAACAACTGGTGACAACGGTTCCGAATCGCATAATCGTATTATTGAAATGTATGGTTATGGAGAAGATATGTTAAATGGAACATTAACAGATAAACCTTTATGGTTAGCATTAATTGTTCCTAATCCAGATTGGCATCAAGACGGATTTATGAAGACGTGGGTTATGTATGAAGAGTCTCGCCAAATCGCCGAATATATTATGAAGTGGGGCAAGACTCCTTTAGGAAATCTTGACAGAGATTCTAATAAAGATCCATATAGTTATAGTTCACAAGAGTTATTACTTAATCAAAGTTTAGAAGAACTGTTTGTATAAGTCTTGACCTACACCCAACCGATGGTATATAATGTACCATCGGTTTAAATTATGAGAACAATAAATGAGTAGATTTTACTTAAATGTAAAAAGATATGGTCGCAATCTCCTAGTTAGAGAATATAACAACGGAGAGGTTATAAATTACAAGCATCCATATAAACCAACACTGTATGTAGAGACAGACAAACCATCCGAGTACAAAGGATTCTTAGGCGAGAATGTCGCGCCTGTTGATTTTGGTTCTATGTCTGATGCCACTGACTTTGTGAAATCGTACAAAGATGTTCCTGGTTACCGTATTCACGGACAACAGGACTATGTACTACAATACCTTGCTGAAGAATATCCTGATGAAATTGAATTCGACTCTTCAAAGATTCGTGTAGCTAATGTCGATATCGAAACCGCCTCTGAGGGTGGATTCCCTTACGCTGACGAGGCGAACTATGAAGTAAACGCCATCACTCTATATGATAACATTGATGACACCTACTACGTGTGGGGTCTTGGTGAGTGGCAACTAAAAGATACTGAACTAGATTTTATTACCTACGACAATGTTGAGTATGTCCATTGTAAAGATGAAGCAGACCTATTCATTCGTTTCATCAACCATTTCCATACCAAACAGTATGTGGTGTTCACAGGTTGGAACATTAACAACTTCGATATACCATACATCATTAATCGTGGTCGTAAGATCGTTGGTGAAAAGATTGTAAACAAATTATCTCCTTGGGGAATCATCCAAGAGAAGAACAGCAAAGGCAAGTTTGGTAAAGAGACCATCACTTACGACATCTACGGTGTATCGATACTTGATTACATCGAACTGTACCAATACTACTCTCGCGCCACATTAGATTCATATTCACTTGACTCTGTAGCGAACCATGAACTTGGTGAGAAGAAACTGGACTATAGTGACCTTGGTTCTATTCACACAATCTACAAGACCAACTTCCAAACATGGATAGACTATAACATCAAAGACGTTAGACTTGTACAAAGAATTGAAGAGAAGAATAAATTCATAGAACTGGTATACAGTCTATCATACTATCCAAAGATTAACCACAATGATGTGTTTGCAACTGTAAAAACTTGGGACTCTATCATTCATTATACTCTACTTGAGAGAAACATTATCGTTCCTCCTAAAGAGTACTATCATAAAGAATCATTTGGTGGAGGTTATGTAAAAGAACCTATACCTAATATCTATGATTGGTTGGTCTCTGTCGATTTGAATTCCCTATATCCTCACCTGTTGATTCAGTATAACATTTCACCAGAAACATTAATTACCTCTGATGATTTGCCACAAGAAATCAAGGCACTTATCGCATCAATCAAATTTATGAATGATGAAAAAGGTAACAAGATGATGCCTATGGAGATTCTCAACAAAGAGAAGAACATAGACCTGTTGAAAGAGTACAACATTTCAATGGCTGCCAACGGCGCATGTTATCGTAGAGACAAGAAAGGATTGTTCCCAGAACTTATGGAGAGTTTATACAAAGTTCGTAAGGCAGACAAGAAAGAGATGCTTCGTTGGGAATCTATCCTTGAGGCAGGCGATAAGACAGATGCAGAGTTTGTCAAAAATTGTAAGGCGAACATTTCAAAGTTCAACAACAACCAATTGGCAAAGAAGGTACTGCTGAACTCTCTTTATGGTGCCCTTGGTGCACCGTACTTTAGATATTTCAATATTCAAAATGCCGAGGCAGTTACCCTATCAGGACAATTATCAACCAGATGGGCTGGCGATAGACTGAACATTTTCTTTAATGAGATATTGAAGACCGAAGGTAAAGATTATATCGTGGCAGCGGACACAGATAGTCTATACATCACACTCAATGAACTTGTGAAGACCGCATTTAAGAACAACGATGATGAAATTAAAATTGTCGATGCGCTTGATGGCTTTATGAAAAAGATTGTTGAACCAAAGATTTCAAATATCTATGATGAACTTGCTGACTATATGAACGCATATGAAAACAAGATGGTAATGGAAAGAGAAGTTATTGCCTCTAAGGGATTCTGGACTGGCAAGAAACGATACGCTTTGAATGTATGGGACTCTGAGGGTGTTCGTTATGAGAAACCAAAGATGAAGTACATGGGACTATCTGCGAAATCTTCTGCTACAAATACATTCAGCAGGCCAAAACTTGTAGAGTTATATAAATTGGTAATGGAGTCCGATAATAAAACTATTATCAAGTACATTGAGGAGTTTAACAAAGAGTGGAATAATATATCTATTGATGACATTGCAATACCAAAAGGAATCAATGGCGTTAAGAAATACTCTGACCAGAACGGTATGCCGATTAAGGGCGCACCGAAACATGTTAAGTCTGCCCTTGCTCACAATAGACTCATTAAAAAACTTGGACTAAATACCATTGAACCTATCTCTGATGGCGACAAGATTAAGTTTATCGAGTTGAAATCTCCCAACCCTATAGGTTCAGAGGTGATTGGATTTAAGAATCACTTACCTGATGAGTTTGACCTTGAACAATATATTAATCGTGATTTGATGTTTGAAAAAGGGTTTCTTGACCCCGCTCGAACTGTTCTCGACCCACTGAATTTGAAACACAAAGAAGAAGCTACACTTGAAGACCTATTTGGATAACATGCTGTTGTAATGGCACGTTATTAATGAAATGAACATGAAACATGCTATTGTAATAGCATATTAGGAGATTTGATGAGCAAAAAACAAAAACAAGAAAAACAAGAAGAACAGAATGATAATATTGTCAATAGCAAGTATCATACTCTTGTTGTCACGGAAGTACCTGAACAGAAGGTACCTGTAGGCGAAGAAGGTCTATTTGGAATGATACCCGCAAGAAAACATTTCAAGTTATATGTAGGAGATTTTGGAGAAGATGGACGTGGTACACACGCTATCATCGATAAACTCCGTCAGTCTACAGACAGTGCTGATACTCTTGAATTATCTATCAATAGTAATGGTGGATATGTTAACGAATTGAAAGTTTATCACAACATGGTCACTGATATGTTCAACGGCAAGACCATGACTGTTCTTGATTCGTGTGGATTCTCTGCTGGTGCTATTATGTTCCTTATGGGTGATGAACGTGTTGTTTATGAATCTTCTGAATTAATGTTCCATACATACTCGACAGTATATTGGGGCAAATCTGGAGACATTGGAGAGGCGCATCGTCACTCTGAAACAAACCTACAACCATATTTCTACAGTATGTTGGTTGACGAAGGTTACATGACTAAGAAAGAATTCAAACAGATGTGTCTTGGTAAAGATTTCTGGTTAAGTACTCCTGAGATGTGTGAAAGAGGTATTGCAACACACGTAATGGTATATGGCCATAAGATTGCCGCGAAACATTACATGAAACTTGTTGATGGTAAGTGGGACTTTGAAAAGGTTCTTGCGAAGACATATCCACAATAGGAGTAATATAAACTAAAATAGGAACGTCTTCGGTCATAAATATCCTTATCTTCTATAACATAAGGATTACCGAATGACGAAGAAAAAAAGAGTTTCACGCAAAGCTCGTCAGCAACGCGAACTGGAACAGATTCAAAATAACCAAGACACTCAACAAGCCTATAATGACGGCTCACTTAAAAAAACATTCTCGGTCAAAGACATTGGAAATGTTAGACCAAAAACAGACCACCAACGAGATGCGTTCCAGCATTTCTTCCAAGGCAACAATCTTCTACTAAAAGGGTCCGCCGGTACGGGCAAGACCTTCATCGCTCTATACCTCGCACTACAAGAGGTTTTCAGACAAGATTCTCTCTACAAAAAAGTCGTTATCGTTCGTTCAACTCTTCCTGTTAGAGACATAGGTTTTCTTCCGGGTACAGCTGATGAGAAGATAGAACAGTACGAGGCACCATATCGTGGACTATGTGATGAACTATTTGAGTTCAGAAATAGTTACGACAACATGAAGAAGTCGGAATATATAGAGTTTATATCCACATCATTCATACGTGGTATTACTCTACACGATTCTATTGTTATAATGGATGAAGCCCAAAATATGACTTGGGATGAAATCAGTTCAACAATGACCAGAGCAGGGGAGAACACCTCCTATATCATTTGTGGTGATACTAAACAGAGCGACCATCATAAACAATCTGATAGATGCGCCTTGGGCAATCTCCAACAGGTATTGGAACTAATGGAATCGTTCGGTATCGTTGAATTCGACCGAGATGATATAGTTAGGTCTGGTTTCGTGAAAGACTTCATAGTGGCATCGGAAGACGCCGGTTTCTAATAAGTTCTGCTTATAACCAAATAAAATCTTTTCATATCAATAGCTTGTGGGAGTCTTGACACTCCCACAATCACCTGTATAATGGAACTATAAATTGATGAATTGGAGAGAGAAGTGGGTACACGAAATCTAACTATCGTGGTTGTTGATGGAAAAACAAAAGTTTCACAATATGGCCAGTGGGATGGATATCCTGATGGTAATGGAGTACAAGTACTTGAATTTCTACGCAATGTAGACCTGTCATCATTCAAAGACCAATCAAAACTTGTACATAGTCTGACCGGAGACGAAATCGAACAAATTAACAAATATCACGAAAAAGACTGGCGGGATGGATATCCTCAGTTGGATCGTGATTGTGGTGCCGATATTCTTGATATGGTTGTCAAGTTTGAAGGAAAGATTGATGTTGTTCTCGACCTAGAATTCGCTTATGAAGGATTGTTTTGTGAATGGGCATATCTTATTAATCTTGATAATGACACCCTTGAGGTCTATAAAGGTTTCACCAAGAAGGAAGACGTAATCACAGAAGGTCGATGGTTAACCAAAGATATTCCTGATGACGCCATGGGTTCTGATGAATATGGTCCAATCAAGATACTCAAGAAATACGACCTCGAATGTCTACCGACAGATGAACAGTTTCTTTCTGACCTTATGCCAGAAGAAGATGAGTAATGTGGCACGTTAAACGAAATGATAGTGGATGGGACATTTGTTGTTTCGTCCACAATTTCAATGGAGTCTTCACCAAATTTGCTAATGAAGATGATGCTAATGAATGGTTGAGAAAACACAACAAGTTAGCTCCAGATCACATTAACTATTTTTGTGAGTGGGTTGAAGATGATAGAGAAATTTGCTAGGTAACGTTATGAAAATTATGAAAATTATGAAAGAATTGAAATTTATTGGTTTGCTCTTTGTCGGCATCATCTTAAACGCGATATCATTAAGCATATACCAACAGTATCACGATATCGGTGCTGATTACTGGACGTTTGAATACCTCGGCACCCTAATACTTGTATACGCTACAATGGGTGTGTATTGGGGAGTTGTATTTAATGAATCTAACGACTAGAAATAAACCCTGCTTATACACCCATAAAATCTTTTCATATCAATAAGTTACGATAACGCTTGACGGTGGTACCCATACCTGTATAATGGTACCATAAATTGATGAATTGAGAGAGAATTTATGACTTATTTACTTGTTTGGAACGATGAAGTTATCGATGAAACCGATGATTTTACTGATGCTATGTACTTGCAGGGTGAGTATTCCCTTGCGTATGGTGGTGTAGTTACTATCTCGGAGGACGAATAATCATGGGTACTTCATGTTACATCGGCGCGAAATACGACAAGGAAGTGGTTGGTTCTGACGAAATCGTTGGTTCTTACTGTCACTATGACGGATATCTATCAGGCGTTGGAATGACTCTCCTAGAGAACTGGAACGGTGATCAGGCATATGCCTTAGCGTCACACGGTTATTTCTCTGGAATCGTTGAGTCGTTGAAGGAACTTGGTTCCCCTAAAGACCAACACGCGAATTCTGATTCAGCAGAGTATTTCAAGACCGAAGGTGACTTCTTGGAACGTGCTGTAAAGAATAATGGTTGTGAGTTCGCCTATCTTTATATTGATGGCCAATGGAATTATTTTGTACTTGATTCTAATGTTATTGCTAAAGATCATGGCATCCTTGAGGGTTCTGTTTTTCTTCCTGAACTGCGTCACTCTGTTAGATACTTTACCGAAGCGCGAGAAAACTACGATGTTGATTCTCAACCTTATAAAGATTATTCTGAATATATTGAATTCTACTCCAAGAAAGTTGATGAATATACTCCTAAAGAGGCATCATAATGAATACAGTTATATTTGTGGTTTTAATTGCGACCATCGTCTTATTTAAAGATGTATGTGGTACTTCTCTTTTTGATAAAATTAAAGGTCAATAAAATGTCTGAAATTAATTTACAAGCTTCCGATATCCGTGAGTTCTATGAGGATCTCTATGAGATTCAAAAAGACCGAGTAAAAGATTACTCATTGGTCGAGAACGTTTCTTCGGCCACTGTTCCTGAATGGAAACAGTTGATGTGGGGCGAAGGTTTGCTCGTTTCTGAGGAACGTTGTGGTTTTTCTGCCTACAATCTGTACTTTGCTTATCCTGAGTTTGTTGATGGTTATGAGAATGATGGTGGTGAACGTTACTATGCCTAATTCAGTTGGTGTTTCTATTGACATTGATATGGATGAAGTCAATCAACATATCGAAGAACAAGAGCAACTAAAAGAAAAGATCTTTGATGGTGTCACCGACCCAGATGATAAAGATGATGTATTCGGTACAGTCATGGGAAATCTCATGAACATGATGAAAGAGGAATCCGAGAAAAATGGATAAAAATTTATATATGATTCGTGGTCTTCCTGGTTCAGGAAAGACCACCTTGGCAGAAACTCTAGCAGCTCTACGTGACGTTGCAGCAATGGCCGCTGATGACTTCTTCTACCGTGATGGTGTATATGAGTTTGACGCTAGCCTATTGCATCACGCTCACCAAGATTGTCAGGTTCGATGCAAGAACGCTATGTTTGTTGGTATTAAGAATATTGTGATTCATAACACATTCACTACCGATAAGGAAATGAAACCTTATCTTAAATTTGCTGAAGAGTTTGGTTATCGTGTAACTACAATGATTGTTGAGAATCGCCACGGATGCAAATCTGTACACGGCGTACCTGATGAGACAATGGAAAAGATGCGTGATAGATTTTCGGTACAGCTATGATTTTACTCTTACACATAATTGGACTAATTGCCTTGTGGTTTTATGTCGCACACAAGAATGATGTATGGTACGTATTTGGTATTGTAATAGGAAAGTATTACACCGAACCAACATTCATTACATATGATAATGAATTTCTTACAATAAAATCTGCCTGCGGAAGACACACTGATATGTATCAAGGTTTAGTTGCTAAATCTGTTTACAAGGCACTTATAAAATCTAACATTAAGGTAGAAGAAAAATAATGTTTATCAAACAAACAATTCCTGCTACCGGTAAAAATGATTACAGAATGGTATAAGGATTTATAATGAATAAGGATTATGGACCTAAAGCTTTTGAAAAAGTGTGGGTAAAGTTACTCAACGGATTTAATGAAACAAAAATATTCTTCTTTCATGACAAGTCCAAAACAATAATCAAGTACATCAAAGGGGATAAACTATTCGGTGTAGAGATGTACCGATGTCATTTTGAAATAGAAAAATGGCTTAACCATTTTCAACACTACTTGGATACAGGAACATTTGACACTAATGCTTACTGGATTGAATACAGTTCTGTTAGCGATGACGAAGAGTTTACTAGTAAATATTCATCAGAAGTAAATGCTATTCCAATGGTGCTTAAAAATAAAGTATGGAGTGTCCATAGTACAGAAATGAATAAGTTCATGAAAGCTGAACGCGCTGCAAAAGGTGACATAGGATTTAAACAAGTCGGCCGGCCGCTGAACGAAAAGTAATATTGAGGTATTTAAAATGAAGTATATTATAGATTATAACGCCACCATTGGTGACTCTTTTGCTGATGGTATGGTTGTAAAGATTGTTGACGACTGGATTGAGGATGGTTCTTGTAATATTGTCACCTCTACCGGACTTATCATTGATGCTTTTCGTGCTGCGGTGAAACAGGGAAAAGTATCTAGTGAAGATATTGTTATCAAATTCCGAGGAGAAGAACTTCCTGTCGATAGCCGCGGCAAACTTGACCATTGGCCAGCAGGATTTCATGATACCCAAGACAAACTTCTTACCATTCTACTAGGATGGGAAACAAAATGAATTGGGAAACGATGTACAAGAATCAATGTATGGGAAATCTAGGCGAACGTCTGGTTGCCAACTACTATAATGGTCAAGGCGCCGGTGTGATGTTCTCTGAGGATATGTACGATAGTCAGAAAGACTTGATTATTAATGGTGTCACCAACGTTGAGGTGAAGACTCAAGTACCATACTACACGAAGAATCTTTTGACTGTTAAACAGAATCAATTGAATAAATGTTTGAATGTTGATATTCTGTTATTCGTTGTTGTACCTCTAAGGGGATATGATAACGAAAATGCCAGATTAATGGAACCGATGGACCGCAGCAATTATGTTGAGTATGGAAAAGACTTTGGTTCTATGGTCGGATGGAATATGAACAATATGTTGACTATTGAGACCTATGGTGATATGGTTACCAAACAATTACAAGATTTATATGTGAGAGAATGATGCGATTTATTAAGTTTGTAAATTTCTTTAAACGTGACCAACTTGTATACCAATTAATGGAAAATCACCAGCGCGTAGTTGACCATAATAAGAGAATGTCTGAATTGTTATACGATATAAAGGATGATATTCCATATATGGCAACGTTAAACGGTGTTAATCCAAGCGAAGAAATGCGAGCTCGTATAGAAGCAGCGCTTTATGATGTAAGGAATATGAAATGATTGAATTTTTAATAGTAGCTCTCGTAACAGTAATTGCATTTGCCGCTTTTTATGTTCTTGTGGCATGGCTTGCGGTATGTGTATTTGGACTACTTCCGGGTTTAGATTGTAAAGAGATAAGAAGATTATATAAGGAACACAAAATGAAAGAATCAAAGAAAAAGACATCATACTTTGTTAAGCCTATCGGTAAAAAGTATTTCTTAGAGGTATCAAAAGAGGTATATGACTCTAAAGGAGATAAAGAGGGTATCATCTCTCGCGCGGTGCCATGTCCTAGGACAGAACTATAAATAGTATCACACTTAAACGATACTAGGTATACCGATGAAAACAATAAAAGATTTATTAACAGAAGCAAAATGGCCTGATGTAAAAGGTTGGAAAGTTTCTGTTTTCAACACCGGCGCAAGATACACCAAAGGCAATGTATCTGTTTTGTTTGATGAGTTCGGTTACGTTATAGATGAAAAAGGTAAGAAAGAGAAAGAGGTCAAACTGAATAAGGCTGACCCATCAAAGATTTTGAAAAAGTTTTAGAAATATGCCCGGTTAGTTAAGTGGTATAACAATTGCCTTGTAAGCATTTGTCGGAAGTTCGATTCTTCCACTGGGCACCAAATTAGAAATACGCCTTGTTAGGAATTCCTGCTTTTCCAGCTGTCTTTTAAAGACAGATGACAGCGGTTCGAATCCGATACCGGGCACCAAATTAGAAATAGCTGAGATGTTAGAGACAAAGGACCTTTACTCCGAGTCGCAAGACTAAGACCTCTATAGGGGTCGTGACTTTCATCATGGCAGCGCTACAACAACAGAATAGGAGATAGTATTATGCAACATTAGATAACTACAAAGGAGTAAATCTATGTCGCGTACATACCGTAAACGTGCGGAAACGTTTGAATCATATTATTCATATTGGTTCGATGCTGGTCTTTGGGATGACGAAACAGAACTAAACGAAAGAAGATACCGTTATAAGACGAGATCTGATAAGTGGTTCAGTTACAATCTTCCAAAAGGGTTCCGTAATTCTGTAAATAGAAAAAGAAGAAGAGTTGACCGTCACGAAATCTATAAGGCGATTAACTTTGAAGACTACCCCGAACAATGTTCTATGTGGAACTGCAAAGACAACAATTCTTGGGGATACTGGTAATGAGGAATATTATGCCAATTTATGCTTATCGCTGTACAAATGAAGAATGTGACCATACAACCGAGTCCATTCGGAAATATGATGAAGCTGATGATGAACTATTGTGTACTGAGTGTACACATCCTATGGAAAGATTCATTGACGGCGCGCCTGTATCAATCTTCAAAGATGGTACAAGTGTTCCGTTGACAAATTCGATGTTGTCTAAACGCCGCCGTTTTGGAACAAAGAAGTCTGGCGATTAATATGAATTGGTTTGATAATTTAAAATTTGAACTCGATGAGTCTGGTAACATCTTTGTTGAAGATGTTGATAAACCTTGTTTCTCGCCGAAACAACTTTTTGAATATCTATATGATGGGTGGAAAGATGAACAACAGTCCAAGACCAAACAATAACTGGCGTAATGACGGACCTAGAACAAAGAGGGTTCGCACACATAAGAAGTTCAAACGTAAGTTATGGTACTGGAGAATCTTCGATGAGACATATGGTTGTCTATTTTCAACATATCGTCACGAAAATTCGCACTTCCATCTAACACGAAGATATACCGGTTATGCTGGTTATGATTGTGATAGAGGTCGTTGGGTGTGCAGACCAGACAATTCCGAACCTCCAATGATTCGAAAGAACTGGAAATATCGCATGTACGACCCCGATAGACCACGCCATGGTCGCACTTACTAAAATGTCTTGACATTCCAGGCCATTTAGTCTAAGATCTATAAATAGAGTTAGGAAAGATAGACTTTCCCAACCACAAACACGTTCACGGAGGGTTTCCAATGAACAAAAAATTTAACACCGCTGTGGTGATCGGTAGATTTCAGATACCGCACAAAGCACACGCCGAACTAATCAAATACGCAAGTGAAGTTGCTGATGAGGTTTTAGTCCTTATTGGTTCAACAAACCAACCGCGTACATTCAAAAATCCTTTCACATACGCCGAACGAGTTATGATGCTCGATGGGTCTGTTCAACGTCCAAGTATCACCTATCGTGGTATCGAAGACCGTTCATACAACATTCAACAATGGCTGACGGCCGTTCGTAAAGTTATCGATACGAATACTACCGGTAAAGTTGTTCTTGTTGGACACCACAAAGATGAAAGTTCATTCTACCTTGATATGTTTCCAGAAATGGCAACAGATGAGTTTCCAAATGTAGATGACCTGAATTCCACCTCTATTCGTACCGAGTATTTTGAATTCGGTACAATCTCTGTCGTACTGCCAAGTGCTGTTCGTTCTTTCCTAAAGAAATTCAAAGATACAGACGACTACAAAAATCTGTGCGAAGAACAACAATTCATACAGTCTTACAAGTCAGCTTGGTCTAAAGCACCATACGCACCTACATTCGTTACTACCGATGCTGTTGTCATTCAATCGGGTCACATTCTACTTGTTAAACGCAAGGCGAATCCCGGCAAAGGCCTATGGGCACTTCCTGGCGGATTCGTTAATCAGGATGAGACACTACAAGATTCTATGATTCGTGAACTTAGAGAAGAAACAAAGATCAAGGTACCTGTACCTGTTCTTGAGGGACACATTAGGTTTTCTCAAGTGTTTGATTCTCCTGAACGTTCACTTAGAGGTCGTACAATTACAACTGCTTATCTCATTGAACTGCCGCCGGGAAAACTTCCAAAGGTTGTTGGTTCTGATGATGCAGAAAAGGCAAAGTGGACTCCATTGAACGATGTATTCAATATGCGTAATCGTCTATACGAAGACCATGCTGATATTATTATTAAAATGACTGGAGGTATCTGATATGATTAACAATATGAATACCGATTCTCTAATTCGACAAACTGTTAAACGTTTACAATCTCTTGAAAGACAGATGCTGAGCGAACAACAGTTTATTAAAAATGAAGTATGTGAATTTGATGCTGTAGGTATGTCCTTTGCTATTCAACAAATTCACGACATAACAACCAAGTATGAACGGAGACTTGTTGACTCCGATGGTGTTAATATCACCATGAACTATGGCAACAACCAAAAAGACTGATAGACGGTCTTTATTTTAAACTATAACATAGGGGTACTATGATATGAATACACAAAATTACAACCCAATAGCGGATACCGATTCTTACAAGCCATCACAATGGCTTCAATATCCTCCAGGAACAGAATACATCTACTCATACGTTGAGAGTCGTGGTGGAGAATACGATAAAACTGTATTCTTTGGACTACAGATGTTCATCAAGCAATATCTGTCTGTTCAGATTAAACCATGGATGATTGAAGAGGCCGCTGAGATGTTCAAAGCACACGGCATTCCATTCAACAGAGAAGGCTGGGAATATATCGTCAATGAACTTGATGGTAAGATTCCTCTTGAAATCAAAGCAGTACCGGAAGGAACTGTTGTTGACACCAAGAATGTACTTGCGACCGTTGTGAATACAGACCCAAAATGTTTCTGGGTGACCTCATACTTTGAGACTGCTATTCTACGTGCGATTTGGTATCCAACAACTGTAGCAACACAGTCAAAGATTGTGAAGAACAAAATCTCTATCGCAATGGACATCTCTTCTGATGACATCGAGAAAGCAGGTCTTGCCTTCAAACTGCACGACTTTGGTGCTCGCGGTGTTAGTTCAATGGAGAGCGCCGCTATCGGTGGTCTTGCTCACCTTGTGAACTTCATGGGCACTGATACTATCTCCGCTCTGATTGCAGGACGTAGATTCTACAATGCACCTATGGCTGGATTCTCTATCCCTGCGACTGAACACAGTACCATTACCTCATGGGGTAAGGATGGCGAAGAGAAAGCATACAGAAACTTTGTAGAACAATATGGTGGAACATACCCTATCATTGCTTGTGTTATTGATTCATACAATGACCGAAACGCTGTTGATAATATCATCGGAAACAGAATGAAGGAAATGATTCTGCAATCTGGTTCTATGTTCGTTGCTCGACCTGATAGTGGTGACCCTGTTGAGGTTGTTATCGACATTCTCAAATCGCTGTGGAAATCATACGGCGGAGAAATCAACAACAAAGGATACAAGGTGCTTGATAATGTTCGCGTTATTCAAGGCGATGGTATCAACCCTACCTCTCTTGGTCAGATTGTTGATGCAGTTATCGAGAATGGTTTCTCTATCGACAACGTTGCTTTTGGTATGGGTGGCGGTCTTCTGCAACAAGTAGACCGTGATACTCAACAGTTTGCTATGAAGTGTTCCGCTATCAAGGTTGGTGATGAATGGAGAGATGTATTCAAGACACCTGTTGGTGACCAGAGTAAGGCATCTAAGAAAGGTATTCTTTCTCTGAACCTCAACGATGGCAAGTATCAAACACTTCCATACTCCGTTGGTGCCGAAGGCGACCAGCTGAAAACAGTATTCCGTAATGGTGAACTGATTCGTGAATATGACTTTGACGAAGTTCGCGCAAATTCAAACAAATAGGAGAGAATAGTATGACTGTTGTAATTGTGGACGAAAAACCTGACTATAGTGTTATCAAGAGAGTCATTTGTAATAACTGTGGTATCAAATTGGAGTATACTCCAGATGATGTTACAAAGGAATCAAGAATGGATTACACCGGTTCTAGTGATACATATAGTTTCATTAACTGTCCGAAGTGCAAGAAAGACATTACTGTATCTGTTCGATAGGAGATTATTATGTTTGAAGAATGTACAAGTAAGTCATTCGCTAACGGTAAAGTATACCTGCTTAAGGATGAGCAGGGTTACCCTATCGAAGTTACCGATACGTTTCTACCTTTCTACACAAAGGATGCTGTAGGAAAGAATCAGAACGCCTTGGAAGATTATGACCTTGGTTCAAGAGATGAACGATGGATGGTAGGTGTTTCTACTATGAGCGGTTGTCCTGTACGATGCAAGTTCTGTGCCACAGGCAAACTCAGAAAATCGAGAATGTTGACCGCTGGTGAGATTGTCAGACAAGTCGAGTTCGTTTTGGATAAGAATTTCTGTAAGATTCCTTCTGATGCTAAAGAGTTCAAGATTAACTATACCCGCATGGGAGAACCTTTCTTGAATATCGAGGCAGTTAAACAAGCAATCGATATCATCGATGAACGATATGGTGCTGAGAATGTTCATCACTATGTCAGCACTATTGGTATCGAAGGTGCCGACTTTAGTTGGATTAAAGAGAATGTAACCCTTCAATTCAGTGTACACTCCTTTGATGAAGAGTATCGTGATTGGTTAATTCCTTATCGTAAAAAGATGAAAGTTTCTGAAATGGGTGATGTCAGAACTGATAGTAAACTAAAGACCACCTTGAATATGACTATGCTTAGAGAAGAGGACTTTGATATTGTCAAGATGAAGCAATACTTTGACCCCAAAGAGTTCTTTATTAAGATTAGTCCTGTGAACCCAAACGATGTTGCTGAAGAGAATGGCATCTCGGATGGAATTATAACTCAACAAAACCTTGTATAGGAGAACAACTATGGAAAATTCTGTAGAACAACACATCAAGAATCAACTTGATGGAGAAGGATATGACTACGCTGTGGCGATTGCCACCCAAGCAGAGATTGATGCTGGTGCTGCCTGTGGCCAATTGTCTATTATCGAAGAAAACTTGTAGTTAAAATGCTCCCTTTATTGGGGGCATTTTTGTTTGTACTGTATAAATATAACTTATACCCATATAGAAAACTTATGTGCTTAAGTGGTTGACTCCATTGGTCATACCTGTATAATTGGTACTTAACTGTGAGAACAAGAACAAATGACGAAAATTAAAACTGTGTACCTTGATATGGACGGCGTTCTGGCTGACTTTGTTGCCGGATATAACAACATTTATGGTACGTTCAAGGAAGGCGATGTGGTGAGTGACGATTTCAAAGAGGGGTTCGCAAAGGACAACTTCTTCCGTTTCTTGCCTTTGATGCCGAACGCTAAGAAACTTGTGAAACTTCTTGAGACATATGATGTCAATATCGAGATTCTAACCTCGGTTGGCAAATTCAACTCAAAAGATGTATCGGTTGACAAAGTAATGTGGCTCAAGAAGCACTTCCCACAATTAGTGTCAAAATTCAACTACGTGACTAAGAGTAATGACAAGGCCAGATGGGCCTCGGAAGACACTCTTCTTGTTGATGACCGTATCAAGTGTGTTGTCCCTTTTGAGAAGAAAGGCGGCAACGTGATCCTATATAAGGCAAAGTCTTTCAGCGCAAATGCCAAGACTATCGATAAATTACTGAATAAATAAATAGATATAACTATTAAGGGTATATCTATGAGTAAAACAATTCAAGAATATTTGAACGAGGCATACGATGTCAAGTTCAAAGGTAAAGATACAACAATGGAAGTCAACTCGACTGTCCGTTCACTAATGTTCACCATCAAAGACAAGAAAGGTGATATCCTTGGCTTTCATATGATCAAGGGTAAAGAAATCAAAGAACTACTAAAATACATCGATGACGAAATCGTTCTGTAGTGAAATCATTCAAACAACATCTCAATGAAAAGATGAAGTGGGAACAGAAGTGGTACAAACACATGTACACTAATGTCCATTCTCCTAAACCACAAAAGATATACTCTTATCATTCTCCTGATGGTAGATTCGATATTACCATATCCGGCGATTCCCCTACAGGTGTGCATAAACCAAACGATAAAAGAACTTATTGGATGGTGTGGGATAACGAGAATAAGAAACCTGGTATGGCTACAACATTCACAACCTATAAAAAGGCAATGAAGGCTGTAGAGGATAGATATTACTAGTGTTAAAATTTAAACAGTACATCTCTGAGAAGATATACAACTCACACAATATGGACTATAGTGTCCTTATGGGTGAGATAGTTGATGCTTCAAAGAAACTCGGTACAACCTCTATTATATATAGGGGTTTTTCTACATCCGGCGCTGGCGGAATGATGAAGGTTACCAATGAACGAGAGGGATTCTATGGCTCACTTGATGACAACGCAAAACAATTACTTAAACAACTCGGTGTTAAGAATCCATACTTCGCGACCCGCAGCAAACTCAAAGCGGGTATGTTTGGTTCTGTCTACATCTTGGTACCCTCTGGCAAATTCTCTGCATATCAATCAAAATCCCACAGCGACCTGTTATCCGGATTCAGAGATACCGATGATGATATCAATACTATCGCAAAGACGTACCAGAAAACTCTGAAATCTGTTAACGATATGGAAATAATCTTTGATGGTAAAGAATACTATTTGATTGATATTGGTTGGGTCTTGAATAACATAGACCGTGGTAACAAGTTTCAGAAGTTTACCAAGGATAAGATAAATACATACAAAGATTTATACAATGCCCTTAAAAGTATTAAGTCATTCTATGATTGGAAAGAAAAACAAAGAGAAAAGAAATGAAGTCATTTAAAACATTCAATGAGGCTGCAAAGGACGAATATAGTCTATATCATGATAGTCTCACGTCCGCTGTTCAAGAAGTTGAACGATTTGTGCAACGTAAAGGGTTCTCTATGGACGATGAAGAAGCCGCTGAGAGAATTGGTCTAGGTCCACGTAAACCTTCTAAAGGTAAGACAAACAAGTACACATTGACTCTATACAAGAATGGTAAAGAACAACGCAAGGCGATTCATTTCCAAGTCTATAATCGTGGTACCAACAACAATACCTACGAACTCAACGCTTACATTTCATAGGATATCACGATGAAAACAGTTAAAGAATTCTTGGCCGAAGGCAAATATCAACAACAATGGAAAAGAAAACCTATCAAGGTAGGTAAACTAGAACTTGTTGTTAATGATAATGACGTACACTCCATTGTTAAGAATGGAAAAGAAGTAGCGACATTTGCTTTCGACTCTGGTAGTGATTCGTTTTGGGTAACAGACAAAACAAAGAAAGGTCAGACATCATATGAAACAATTGACGATATAGTAAAGGCATACAAATGAAAACAGTAAAAGAATTTCTATCAGAAGCTGAAACTAAAGAGGATGTTGTATACCTATTCGTAGGGAAAAATCATCCCGGTTTGAGTGTATCGCCAGGAAAATACAAGATTGTGAATATAGTTAAAAAGTCTTCAAAGTTGTTTGAGGTAGAATTCAAGGCGAAAGGAAAATCAATATATTTTGATTCTGATGGGTCATTACCAAAAACACTAAAGATTAAGAACGGAGCAAATATGCCTGTTGGCATTGTAATGGCGCTTGGTATCTTGGAAAGGAGTATCAAATAAATGAAATCATTCAAACAGTATAACGAGGCCAAATTTGATGGCATCAGCGGCGGAGAGAAAAATAATCCACTAAAGACTAAAAAGAAACTTGTTGTTAAAGTTGATGGATCTGATATTTTTGTTCCCTTAGATGATGATGGTTTATGGTATCTACATACAGACGGAAAAGAACATTTCGGCGCAAATGCAAGACACAGTACAGGATATTTCAAAACAAAATCAGCTGCACAATCAGCAATAAAGAAATATCAGAAATCTGGTATAAATGAGGCCAAAAGTAAACTATCCGTTGCATACGATGTAAAGGGATGGGAACTAGAGTTTGTAATGGGTGAACCTGTTTATATGAAGAAGAACAAAAAGGTTTCTGTGGCTTTTGATGACAACGGATATGTTGTTAGTAAGAAGAACAAGATGGGCAAATGGATTCATGGCGAAGCAGGTGTTCTACTTGGTAAAGGTGCCATTGATTTTGAAAAGGTTCTAAAAGGAATTAAATAGTGCATAGTTTCGAAGAATACATCACAACTCCTGAACAACTTGACGAAAAGTTATTATTAATAAATCAAGGCAAACGTTACGGTCAGGTTGTGTTCCTTGCCGGCGGTGCTGGTTCAGGTAAAGGGTTTGCTTCTTCCAACTTTATGAACATTCACGACTACAAGGTACGTGATGTTGATGAAGTCAAGAGATTGTTCCTAAAAATCGCCAAAGAGAAGAACAAGTATCCAGAATTGAAAGGCCTGAACCTCAAGAATCCTAAAGATGTAAGCAAATTACATGACTTTATTGTTAAGATGGATTGGAAGAATAAGACAATGGGTAATATGATACAGCAGATGTCAAACCCTGAGACTCTTCCTAATATACTGTTTGATATAACATTGAAGAGACCATCATATGCGAATAAGGTTTTGCCTCAACTAATTGAACAAGGTTATAAACCAGAGAACATTCATCTTGTATGGGTTCTAACTGATTATAAGATTGCTGTACAACAGAACAGAGAAAGAGAACGTGTTGTACTTGATGATATACTTCTTAATACACATGAAGGTGCTGCAAAGTCAATGTGGGATATTATCGGCAAAGGAAATTTACCAAAAGGTCTTAACGGCGGCATCTATGTCATTCTAAACAACAAACAGAATACTATATTCTTCAAGAAAGATGATACAAAGGATTATCGCAAGTCGAAAGATGATGATTCAACAGAAGTCCGAAAAGGTTCTGGTTCAGGAAAGACGATCATTAAAGACTTCAAATATCTCGTCTACAAGAAACCGGGAAAGAAGGCTGAAACCTCAGCAAGAATCAAACTGCAACTATGGCAGTGGATCACAACAAATATACCTATGACGAAAGACACCTCTACCATCTGGTGGTCGTAGAAACTCTTGACATCTCCAGCGTCAGCTGATAGGATGGTGGTATAGATTGGAGAAATATTATGAAATTTACTGTTACACACTACGAAAAGTACGTTGAGGGTTCGACCACAACTACCTACAATTCTTTTGAAGAACTGGAGTCACGTTACTCTATGATTCGTGATATGTACGAAGGAGACTCTGCGGAAGAACTGGTTGACGGTGAATCTGCTGAATACGTCTACGATATGTACATCGACCTAGTGGTTGAAGCTCACGACTCATAAGCCTCGCTTATACCCATATAGAAACATTCAGTGCTAAATCGTTGATTTAATTGACGAAAGTGGTTGACGGTGCCTCCGATTCCTGTATAATGGACGTATAAATTGAGTTGAGAGAGAAATGATGAACAAGACGATTAATTGTTTTATTGACAACATGGGTTCGAATTTTTTACGTGAGCTCGTAGCGCAAACTGTTCCCGAAAAGACTGTTATTTTAAACGGTGATAAATGGTTTGATACTCGGACTGGCCGACCTACTATTTCAATTACTATTCTCGATTGTGATAAGTCTTTGTTTTCGAAGATAAAACAACGAAAATTTATCAAAGACTTGAAACTCACTGGCAACATTAAGAATTTCGGGGCATAATTATGAAGAAGTCGGATATACAATCAGCAATCGATGAAGCACAAGAACGCATTTATTGGGCACAAGAGTCCGATAACGAATCAGAACTCGAAGAACTCTACAACGAACTAGATAATCTGTATCGTCTTCTGGAGTCTTAATATGAATACCGCAAAACTAAGAGACCAAGCACTATCGCTCCGTGACTCTCCTTCAACGTTTGATATGATAGAGGCCGTTACTTCTATGGTCGCTGCAGCGAATGAGATTGACCGTCTGCGAACCGAACTACAGATTTCAGAAAAGGAACGTAGTGATATGAGTTGGGCAATAGATGGTCAACTCGGCCACCAAGGAGGTGCGTAATGGAAGAAGAAAAACGTTTAATGCATAAGACTGTCACTATTAAAAAGTATATTGGTGACCAGTACAACGAAGAGGGTGTAATCAGAGGTTACGACCCCGCAAGCAAAAAATGGTGGGTGACCAATCTGAATATGCCTTATCAAGGCACAGTCTCAGCGTGGTTCTCCGAAGAGGAATTGATAGTAAAATGAAAGAAATTCGATTAAACGGCATGACCTTTGTTGATGTTAAGTGGTACAACAATGTAGGCATCGTCACCGTACAGGAGGTCGTCACCGGCGGTACCAAACACTACATTGGTGTCTGCAAGAACGGAAACACCGAGGAAGACGATATCCGTAACATCATGGCATGGGGTTCTCGTTTCTATCCTGAGAGTTACGCCACATATCTACACGAACTTACTCCTAAGTGATAAGTCCTGCTTATATGTCTATAAGCACAATCATTTCAAATACTTACGTTAGCTGGTTGACGGTGGTACCAAGACCTGTATAATGATCCGTACCGATTGAGAAAAGAGAGAGAGAAATCATGAGAGAATATATCGCGTTTTACAAGAACAAAAAGATCGAAGTGTCGGCCGAGACTATTTATTCTGCTCAGTGCAAAGCTGCTGAGATTTTCAAAGCAAAGAAAAGTTACGATGTGAATGTTGTGCTTTGTGATGTTCCTGTTGACCCTGCTTCACTTTAGAGAGTTATTATGAACGATATGAAACTTAAATTAGATGACCCAGTTCATGTATTCGATATGACCGGTAAAATGAAGAAGACTGCTCATTACGCAGGCACTCCTCATGATAAACCAATGGTATGGTCTGATGGTAAAACATCACATACCGGGCAACATGCGGAAATCGTATTTCGTGTAGAGAAAATTAATTAATATGAACGATATGAAACTTGAAGATTATCGAGATATATACAGCGACTTTTATAAAGACGCTATGGGTTTCCGTCCCCGTCATGTTGATACTTCTGATTGGACTGTTGAACAGTTTGAGGAAGAGTTTAATCATCTTCAACTCGTTTGTGATGAGAACGGAGAAGCGGAGATTCTCCGTCAAGAAGAATCCAAGGCTGTTTTTGAATCAAAGGTATCAGAACTCATTGAGTCTGGTGCCGGAGACCGTTACACCGCAATCTCTTGGTTGAAAGAGGCCGAGAATGCTGTGGGTGAAACGACTGGTTATTTTGAATACTGTATGGATTTGCCATACGGTTATCTGAAAGAGGTTGCATAATGATTATTTCAAAAGAGTTTGATGCTGCGTTTAAATCTTGGTTTGAGTCTTGTAAGACTATGGTCGAGAATGACCGAAAGAACGAACAGTTTCCTGACCTGAACAAAACTATCTATATCGCCGGTGGCCGAAAGTATGCCAAGATTGTGACCTGTTATGTCACAGGTGATGCTGAGTCTGTTTGGGCGTTTGTCGATACTACTAATGGTGACGTATTGAAGCCAGCATCGTGGCGCGCACCAGCTAAACACGCAAGAGGGAACATTTTCGACAAAGATAATGGCCTCGGTTCAATTGGTCCTTATGGTCCTGCATATCTATAAGAGATTATTATGAAATTTAAAAAGAAAGATGTTGTAAAATTTGCTATTGATTCTGACTTAGGTGCTTTTAGTAGTTATGACATCGATGAAGACTTTTTCACCATTGATCATATTGTCAATGATGGCACCGGACCATTCGAACGTTATGATTATTGTGTACGAAATGACAGAACAGGCGAATCTGAATATTTTACAGAGGCAGAACTTATAAGTGCTAAGGAATATTTCGCCGGCAAACGAGTTAATGTTCCTAGTAATACTGAAAAAGACCTGTTGGACCGTATCCATCTGTTAGAACAGAACTACAACAAACTAAAACGAGATGTTGAACAATTAAAAGGACCAGAAAACCCAGCAGATGGACTCAACAGAGAACAGAATTACATACGTGCAAATTTCAAGGCTGGCGCATCGTTCGAGCTCGATGGTGATCAATATGTCACTGTAGTTCAAACTGGACAAGATTTGTATGTATTCGGTGGTCAGAATGGAAATCCATTCGAACTATATCAAGATCTTCCAGAATCCAGAGATGCGATGATTGAATATCTTGAACAACACGAAGCTGTTGTGGTTGAACTTTTAAAGGTCGTTATTTGATGGATAAAAAAGAACTAAAGGGTTATTCCCAAGCGATTGAGAACCTCGCCTACTATATGAGAATAGGTGGCGAAGATGCGGCAGAAAACGAGAACATTGATATTAGTTCTCCTGAAGCTTTCTATGAGTCGTTGACGCCAGAACAACGCGAAGAAGAAATCAAACTTTCTAAAATCGTAACGGTTATTTCCGATACATATGATGTTGATATTACTAACGTTGTAGAGGATGCTGTTTACGAAATGAATTTACAGGATTATAATGTATGAGGGATAAAATTGATGAACGATAAGAAACTTGTATTGAAGAAAGGTTATACCCTTGAGGTAACATCTTGGGAGAATGATGCTGACAATTATCGCACACAATCTATGACATTTAACGACAAAGATGTTGCTCTTGCTGTGTTGGATATGTGTAAGTCCATTTTTGTTAGTTGTAATAACGGCGTTGGTGGTATTGGTAATATGATGGATGATGAATATGAACTAGCAAGTCCCATTATGCTTGAGTATATGAAAAATCATCCTAAAGTTTGTGAGTCGTTTGACCCAGAAAAATGGTCCTTTGATAAAACCAAAGACGAAGATTTGGTAGGTATGTGTAGTGAATTAAATTATGCACTGATGGGAGGTTCTGAATATTACTACTCTCGCGTATTTGAGAGTGGTGTTATTACTTACTCGCCAGAAGATGTTTATTGTGAGATTGTACAGTAGGAGAAATTTATGAGAAAACCATTTCCTAATGAAAAATGGGTATTAAAAGATGATAGTCCTTGGCCTAGAACCGATATTGAACCTGTACTAGTAACAGATGTTAGAGATGGTTGGGTTAGATATGATGTTAGTAAAAACCTCTTTACGGACCAAAGACTTGAGATTGAATCATTCATACAATGTTATACCTTTTATGAGTAATAAAATATGATATGCCCAGAATGTGACACCATGATGGAATCACTAGGTTATGGTGATGAGAAATGTCCTGAATGTGGACATATTGAATATGCTTATCCTGATGAGGAGGATGCAGATGAATAAGAGATGGCTAACAAGCGACCTACATTTTGAACACAAGAATATTCTGGCATATTGTCCAGAGACTCGTCCATATCAATCCCTTGAGGATATGAATATGGACATTGTGAACACAATGAACGAATATATTAAACCAGATGACACCCTGTTTGTTCTTGGTGACGTTTGCCTTGGTGGTGTGAAGAATCTACATTGGATGGAAAAGGTCAATGGAAACAAGCACCTAATCATCGGCAACCATGACTATGTTCGTAGTAATATGGAAGAATATCTTCGTGTATTCAAGACTGTGGAAGGATACCGAGAGTTTGGACATCATATGTCTATCTGTTCACACTATCCTGTTCATCCGCAACAACTTGGTTCACGATATGCCGTTAATATTCACGGACATCTTCATGACACGATTATCCCTGATGTTCGATACATTAACGTGTGTTGGGACCATAATCGTCGTCCTGTTGAATGGTCGGAGATTGTTGACTACTATGAATCAGTTGTGAAGAAGACCAAGAAAGACAAATGGGACAACGGAACTGTGTTTAAGGCAAGCATGGAACAACTAATCTAACATAAATAAAGACCTACAGAGATGTAGGTCTTGCCATTACCTACGGATTACTATATCCTAGAGAATGTAACTTTATATAAGAGATATCATTATGAGTGAGAAATGTCAATCCTGTAAAACAGAAGATGCTGAACCGGAACACCGTTGTCCTTTTAAAGAGGAAATATACGGTTCGGATGCAACATGTAACTGTTGTAACGAATGCCAGCGCCAATGTGCTATGGATATCTAACCCCTAGGAGTAAACAAAATGTCCATTGTGACAATTATCGACCGACTTGCTTTCTTACAGCAAATCGAGAATCCAACCGAAGAAGAAATTAACGAAATGGATTCGCTTGAAGATGAGATTGAACAACTCAATCACTATGACGAACCATCTATTCTACGCCATGGTGGCCAAGAGTGGTAAAAACAAAGTACATCAAATTACACGTAGTAAGAGATGATGGTTACAGATTTACGGTATCAGAAATTATCGATAGTGTGCCTTGGTCGATGATGAAAGGATTTTTGAAGAGGTTCCCATTAAGTTGGATTGAAGTTTAAACCGAGACACTATATTATGAATTACAATTTGGGAGATTTAATACTTAAACTCGACAATGCCATAACGGAACACGGCGGCAAGATGTTCGTCGGTGGAAGTTATGCTGTGTCGAAAGTATTCAAAAATGTGCAATGGCGTGACATTGATATATTTGTGTTGGGTCCTAGAACGTATAATATTACAAATCAAGATAACTTGGCCGTTTCACCGGTCAGCAATTTTGGATGGGACTTCAAACGTAAATTGGCCAGTATAGGAACTATCTATGAGTCCGACCACCAGGACGAGGCTGATGACTTCAAATTTGATGATTATTATAGGATAGAGAACCAGTATAAACGTATAAAGGTTACGTCAAGTGATATTCGTGTTGCTATTAAAACACCTGTACCGGACATAACATCTCCGCATATTCCTATTGCACCTCAAACATTTAAGTCGGAGATGTTAGAAATTGACCTTATCTTTGTCGATGATAGTATTGGTAATCTTATTAACGATAGTTCGGGTTCAGACCTAGCTAGAATATATTATGAAATATACAAAGGAGCGCTTCGTATTGTTCCTGAGTCTAGTCAGCATGTGCATAATCTTTTAGGCCGTAGACACTGTAATGTGTTTCCTGATAAATGTACAGAGACACAATTGTTCAAGGTACGCGAACGTTGTGAAGAACTTGGACTAAGAACAACCGATAAATTTGATGGCATCACCGCCGACGGAAATACACCTTGGGGTCAGTATCTTTCGGGTGCCGATATTAGCGCCAATGTCTCTGAAAGTATATTCAAACAACAATATCTTGGCGAATGGACAGAACCGATACCAGAAGAACATAAAGTAAAAATGCCAAAATTCAGAACAAGTTATGATGGTCCGGTTCTTAGAGACCCAAACGCAATTATAAAATTTGACCCAATCGCATAGAGGAAAAGAATTATATGTATCTATCAGAAGTAGTAGGAAAAGGAAACATCAGAGCAAGAGTCGTAGAAAAGTCGGTTTTAAAAGGATTTGAAGATACACCTTTGATTACATTCGAATTGAGGTACCCGAGACTGATCCATGCTGAACTAATGACTCATCGGGTTTTCTCCCGTAACGCCTCAAGCTCTCGCGCAATTCCTGTTGAAACAATAATGAAACAGATTGAAGAACAACCCGCAATGCCTATTCATTGGGGCATGAACAAGGCCGGAATGCAGGCGGCGGAAGAGTGGGACTTTGATGATGGTGGAGAATGGAATCCTCAATACGAATGGCGTGCTGCTGCAAAGAGTGCTGTTGTTCATGGTCGCCAGATGTCAGAAATGGGAATTCATAAACAGGTCGCGAATCGTATTTGTGAACCTTTCCAATTCATCAATGTCGTTGTCACTTCAACAGAGTGGTCTAACTGGTATGCCTTGCGTGACCATAAGGATGCACAACCAGAGATTGCTGAACTTGCGCGAATGATGATTCAGGCAAACGAACAAGCAGAACCAACAATTTTACAAGATGAACATTGGCACCTACCATATATTACAGAGGTCGATTATCAATCAAGTGTTGAGATGGAAGACCTTGTTAAAGCAAGCGCCGCAAGATGTGCCAGAGTTTCGTATATGAAACATGATAAGTCCTCGCCTTCTATTGAGGATGATTTGATGTTATACAATATGTTGGCCGTTCGTCCATTTGATAGTGGAAACGGCCACATTCTTGGAGTAGACGACCCCGTTCACCTATCACCATTGGAACATCAAGCGACTGTTAACTCTGTTGGTTGTGTATCATCTATGGATATGCCATGGCCCGAAGGTTACACTCACATGGATAGAGATAGACGACTTTGGTCAGGCAACTTCCGTTCGCCGTGGATTCAGTATCGCCAAATCTTTTGGCAGAACAATGGAGATTGATGAATTCATAAAACTGTCCAAAGAACGTGTATGGACAGATGAGGATTATGCGGCCTTCGAACAACGTGTGAAAGAACGTGCCAAAGAGTATGAACGTTGGGAAAAGGCTAGTCGATTAACTAATGAGTTTTTGAATAGAGAATATACGATATGAAGTATTTGATTATGTTTCTTGTTAATGTTAGATGGTTTTATTTTCATATAAATCCAATGTACATGAAGTTTTATATGGATTCAGAGAAGACAGAAGCACACTTTCAACATAGAAAGAATGGAACAATACACAGTAATTTAGAATGGATTGGTAAATAGAGAATATGAAAATTGACCCTGTGTTGATTACTATGATGAGAAAAACGATGCCGAGACTCAGAGCTACTGATATTGTTGGTGTACAACCAATGACAGAACCTGCCGTCGGCCTCTTTAAAATGAAATATACATCAAAAGAAGACTCCGAATATTGGAACTATTTTGGCGACACTATACATAATTTCTTATATGGTTATATGGTATGGATTGGAGATGACTATATTATCATTGATGAGTTTGTTGAGTTGTATGGAAAAGAAAGAATATTGGATTACACAAAATCCGAATATAATCATGATTATGAAGGTAAATATTAATGACAATTAAATTTTGGGCTGCAAAAGGAACCTATGGGTGTTTTTCAAACTTCTCGAAAGACCCGATTGAGTATGGTGGAGTAACATATAGAACCTCGGAACACCTCTATCAATCATTGAAGTTTAGAAATGGCGTAGACCGTCGTGCTGTGATTGATTGCAATACTGCTCGATGTGCAGCTGATACAGGCCGTGAAGAAACAAGAGAACTTCGTGAAGACTGGGATGAAATCAAGTTTGATGTGATGTGCCTTGCTGTTTCTCTAAAGTTGATGCAAAACGAATACATTCTTAACCTGTTAATGGAAACAGAACAACAAGATATCATCGAAGATAGTCCAACCGATTACTATTGGGGCTGTGGAGTAGATGGTACCGGTCGTAATAGACTAGGCGAAGTGTTTATGCTTATCAGAGACTTGATTAAAGGCGGACTTGATATTGACCAGATTGTTAATCAATGTATAATCGTTTCTACGAGGTGGTAACTGATGAAAAAGTATGAAGCACAATATAGCAATAAACATGCTTGTTGGTGTCTATATCAAAGAGAAACATCAAGAATCTTGAGATTGATGTGGCCTTGTAAAGATGAAGAAAGAGCCAATGAACTTGCTGATGCAATGAACACCGGCGAGGCTATCTGTAAAGGTGCCAAAGAAATCGGAAACAATTGTGGTACTTGTGTAAAATGTAGGTGTGTATTATGACCGAAGAGTATGTAGTAAAAGAAGATGGTGAATGGACTGTTGAACAATGGAGTCCCACAAAGGTGGTTCTAATGAGTTCAGACTTTACCCATGATGTTGCTCTGATAGTTAACGGCGATTTTGGTTGTATGTCTGACAAGATTCGGTATGCAGAAGAGATCGCAAGACGATTAAATTTATATAATGGTGGTGAATAATGGCTAGTGGAATAATTAACACAGATGCGTTTATCAAAGAACTTGGTTCAAAGTTAAACGAAAGTATGACCAAAGCGGCCGAACCAATCATACAGAGAGCCTTACAAGATATTGAAGTTGAGATGAGAAAACAACTCGCTAACAATCTTATCGGTTTTATTGACAGCAATATGTCATTCGAGAGATTCGGTTCGGATATTCGTATACTCATAAGTCAACCAAAACGATGAAGTGGATTAATGTTGCCGATGAGATGCCTCCGTGTGATATGGATGACCCAGAACTAATGAATGGAATTCCTTTGTTGATTTATATGCCACATCTTGAAGGCTCTGATGATTATCCTGGACATTCTATCATGACAAGCAATCCTATATTTGCTAGAAAACAGGCCGAACTAGGAACTGTCACTCAATGGGCATACATAGATGAACCCAACGATTATACCGGATAGGTCCTGCTTATACCGTCATAAAATCTTTTCATATCAATAACTTACATTAATGGTTGACTCTACCTCCAACACCTGTATAATGGGACCATAAATTGAGTTAGGAGACAGATATGAAGTGTCCACATTGCGACTACAAAGACGGTTGGAACTGGGAAGGTGATAACGTAGATGACTACGTTGAAACCAAGGGAGACGCCGGTCCTTTCTGGGAGTTGGCTGTTAAGATGGAACGTAACGTCGGCCACGACTGGCACAATGACGGATCCCGTAAGGCAGAGTTGTGTGCTTGTCCTAAGTGCAAGAAGACTTTCATTGAGGAATAATTAAATGAGTGAGTTAAACGAATCAACAGAATATAAGGTTCCAACATTTGTACGTTGGGTATTGTTCATCTCCATGTTCTTGATTGGTAGTGTTACTATTACAACAATTACTATGCCTATCGCTGGATATTGGTTAATGGTACCAGCATCAATTGCATATGGATTGTTTGGTGTTAAACATATAAGTAATTTCTGTTTCGGTCGTGACGTTATTGCCGATATCTTTGAACGATAGGGAGATACTAATGAGAGTTGATATAGAGAGAGTCAAAGAATTGCAATCCGAAATAGATAAAATAAATTCTGTGTCGGTATCCGAACTAGAACTTTTTGAGAATGGCAAACAGATTGATATTTCTCAGAAAATGATTGATACTTGGAGATATGTTGGACTAAACAACATGTACTTTATAACTGGTAAGTATTACAATAGGAAATAACTATGGGTATGTCAACACACGTAGTTGGTTTAAAACCAGCTGATGAAAGATGGTTCCAGATGAAAGAGATTTGGGATATGTGTACAAAGGCAAAGATAGAGGTACCAGAAGAAGTCTATGATTTCTTTGAGAGCGAATATCCAGAAGGTGATGGAATGCCTGTTAATATCAAATCGGCCTGTTCGGAATATAAATATGATATGTGTGAAGGATATGACGTTGATATCACAAAACTTCCAAAAGATGTTAAAATTGTAAGAGTTTTTAATTCTTACTAACATAAATAGGTTTATATTACAATACGAAGCTGACAATAAGTTACTTTGGACGGGAGTTCGATTCTCCCCATCTCCAAATAAGCGCTTACTCACTCACACCAGACAATCGGAGTCGAAATGTTATATTGAGTGCTTATTTGGGGATGTCCTGGTTTCGACAGAGGGCAGACGATAAGTGGATTGTACGAGAAAGCAACCGCTCGCAAAAATGGAAGAAACTAAAGTAAACGCAAACGATGAGTTCGCATACGCTCAAGCTGCTTAACCGCAGGCCTTGAACGGAGTTTTTCCAGAGGTTTGTCTTGGCAACAGAATCAAACCTCCCAAATTATAAAGGTATTAAATGTTAAAATGGGACGAAAAGTATAGTGTAGGTAATGTTCGGTGTGATGCAGAACACTACACAATTCTAAATATGATTAATGAGTTGGTAGTTGGCTCACGTATCAAAATATCACTTCCGGCAATATCAAGAATTGTTGGAGATCTCATAGACTATACTAAAACACATTTCGCTCACGAAGAAAACATAATGCGTGAGATTGGTTATCCAGAGGATGAACTTGTTAAACATATTGAGTTACATCAGGCATTTGAACTAAGGATTAACCGACTTAACACAGGAACAATATTGAAAAATGATATTGAACTTGATAAACTGGTAAACTTCTTGATTCACTGGTGGATATCACATATAGGTAAAACGGACAAGAAGTACGCAGAATATATCAAGAATAAGTCCAGTTAATGACCATATAGAAAACTTATGTGCATAAATGTGAAATAAGTCTTGATTTGGGCTGGTATACCTGTATAATGATCCGTACCGATTGAGAAAAGAGAGAGATATGATGACCGATTCTGAAAAGATTGAAGCACTGAAAGAACTTGTCACCGCGAGATATTCTGCGTCTAACAACGGCCAAGGTTACTGGGAAACCGGCAACTTTGATGACACATTTGAAATGGGTGAAGACAGTGGATATAGTGATGCACTAATGGACGTTGCTAGAATTCTTGGTGTTGACCTTCCTGATAAGGAAGAGGTAACACTTTGAAGATGAAGAATCCTTTTACATTCGGAAGAGTAATGACTGTTTTTATTATTTCTACTCTTTCCCTTGGAATTTATTCAGACTATACAGATCCAGGTTATTCTACTGTTGATGTTGGTACAGTTGTTGAGAATGGTTGTACAACATTCCGTAATAAGTTCGGAACACACTATGATTGTAGTGCTGATATCGAATTTGAGAAATCAGGATTAACCAGAGCGGTGATTAAGTTTGGTGCTCTGAATGGAGACAAAGTGAAGAAGTCTTGTAGACCTGCCCATCACGGAACGAAACATCGTTGTATGATTACTAGATTCGATGCAGACGTTAATAGGCATTGAGATGAAACAATCTTTTTGGTGTAGAACAGACAAATTGCCATATCTACAAATGTTGGTTAAAAGATATGATGGTCGATTTGAAGGTAAACATCTTGAATATCCAACCGGCCGTTCATATGTCGGCCTTGATTGGGAAGATGTTTCCGGCAGCGATATAAATATGTTTGAGACAATGAAACAGATTATCGACCAAAAGTATTTTTAAAAGTTCTTGACAGAACGAACGTGGTCCATTATAATGGATACATAGAGTAAAGAAAACGAGTTAGTTTTCGAGAAAGTTCGTATAATTGGTATGTGAGTGTGTTGGACGCAACACAACAATATAATATCTAATATGCCCGGTTTTCCACCGGGAGATATAAAACAACAGACCCACAGGTTGATCTCTGTGACGAGTTGAGAAGTTTTGTACTTTCTACGAAAATTAATTTGTAAATGTTCTTGACAATGTTATTTGAATTTGATAGAATGGATACATAGAGTAAAGAATTTGTGACTTCAACAGGGAACAAACATATCGACAAGACTAATCCCGAAGTCTAATGTCTTGTCACAATGCGGAATTGGTGTTAAAGGTAGCACATCTGGTCCCAGTCTCTTAGGAGATTCCAACCAGAAGGTACTAGGCTCGTTTCCTAGGATTCCGCTCCATGCGTAGATAGTTGTAAAGAACAACGCCGGTGTCCAACCGTGAGATTCAAGGTGCAAAACTTGATTTACGCTCCAAACATAGAAGAGTTTCTGCTCTGCTTCGGCATCAGACATTCGAGACTTCACAAAGGTCCGCCCAGTGAAGCTATGACGGCTCGTTGATGTGTGAAGGTTATGGGTTCGCCGTCCTATCCCATAAGTCAGAACGATACCTACCTGACACCAATTTGAAAATATTTTTCATTTTTATGAAAAAGTTGTGAAAAAGATGTATAAATAGAGTTACGATGTGGAGATTATTCTCTACAATGCGGGTATGAAGGAGAATGGTATTCCCCCTGCCTTCCAAGCAGGCGCTGTAATGGCTTCGTCAGTTCGATTCTGACTATCCGCTCCAAATTAGAATTATGTGTAGGTAGTGAATTAACACGATGACCTAGGTCATGGACAGATTGTTTATCAGTCCATACACACGATAGACTTACGGCGCCACCAGCTAGTCTTTAAACACGGCGCCACAGATTAAAAAGATCTGATTTGTATAAATAAATACAAATAAGATTTAAAAAGAAACAAAATGTTCTTGACTATGTGAACCGAATATGTAATAATGGTTACAGAAATTAAGAAAGACGAATATTAAACGAAACGAGAAAATGATGACTACACTTTATATACACACAACAGAGAAACCGATGGCGTTAGTCGCTTCGTGGTCTCCTGTGTGCCTAGAAAGTACGCATCAAGAACTCTTTGCGAATATTCGCAATTATGATCGCGTTAGGGGTTTTCCTAAATGATTTGAGATAATATCAAAAATTGAATTTACGAAAACCCCGAATCGAAAGAAACGGGGTTTTTTATTGTTTAGGGTTTTCTCAAAACCCATGCTCTTTAAAAATTTAGAATTGTTGTATGTGAGAGGGGAAATAAGTCCCCTCCGATACAAAGACTTTATTGGTCTCTATGGTCCCGCTGGGTGTGGGAACGTGACTGTTAATCACGATGCGGCTGGTTCGAATCCAGTGTAGAGAGCCAATAAAGTTTTAAACAAAGGACGTATTGAACAGATGTGGTGAGTTCCGCGGGCTGTAACCCCGTATCTCTGCGGAGATTCTTGGTTCGATTCCAAGTGCGTCCACCAAACAATGCTGAAACCCGAGTGTTACGATCTCTCTGGTAAATGCTATGAAGAAAGAATTGAAGTAAACAAGGCGGGGTGGTTCCTGTCGATGTGCTGATAAGACTTCTTAACTTGAGACAATAGAGTTAACCGCTCACACGATATCAGAAAGTAGTAAACCTGTCGTATGTTAATCGAAGATAAGTTTCGGCGCCAAACAAAATGGTAGTGTAGCGATCTGGGTATTGCATCTCGTTGTCTGCGAGATTTAGGCGAGTTCGATTCTCGTCACTATCGCCAAATATTGTACAGTGATGTACATACAAGTAGTACCGGTTATGCTTTGCATTTGGTTCCGGGCTTAAATCAAAAACGGAATGTGATGAATTTGAAAACAATTGGTCGTTAGTATAATTGGTATTATATCTGACTCTTACTCAGAAAGATGTGGGTTCAAGTCCCATGCGGCCAACCAAGGGAGTGTAGTTCAACGGCTAGAACATGTGGCTTTTAACCATTCGATCAGGGTTCGATTCCCTGTACTCCCACCAAACATCGTAAAGAAGGTGTTTGAATACTGCAATATGTAAGACAGTATCAAAACTAATTTACAAAAGAACAACACTCCTGTAGACAAATAGGTTAAAGTCACTGGACTTTCAATCCAGAATTTGCGAGTTCGATTCTCGTCAGGAGTACCAAACAAACGGAGATTTGCGATAATCAGGTACTCGCCCGGCCTTGGATGCCGGTACTTGCAGGTTCGAATCCTGTGTCTCCGACCAATTTACAATCCGAGTATAG